TGTTGTGGCTGTCCAGGAATGGGGAGACCATTATCATTGAGCAATTTAATAGCCTTAGTATTCTTGTCGTCCTGCTCCATAAGCTGAAGAACTGTCTGTTTGACCTGTGCAACGAACTGTGGATTAGTGGCTGGTTGGAACTTGAGCCCAGTGCCAATGAACATCATAATCTCGACCATCACGCGATCTAAGACTCCGCCGTGTGCGATCCAAACTCGTTCATCGATCTTCATCTTGCGTGCGTGTAATTGCTGCTTGACCTTAGCAATAGCTCCGTAGAGAACGTGCGCAATGACTTGCACAGGGTCTTTCGCCGCTTGGAGCATCTGCTGCAGCGCAGCAACCCCTTCCTTAGAGAGCAGGATAGTAACAACTAGACCGGCAGCAATCTGCGTGTCGATACGCGCGTGACGGGCATCGATCATCTTACGACCGCTTTGATCTGTCTTCGGCTTCTTATTAGCCATACTGGTTATATCCTTGGATACCGCTGTAATTGTTTAACATGTTGTCTCTTAGGGCCTGATCGCTATTCTTAAGATAGTCTGCATAGGCTTGGGCATACTGATTACCAGCTGCCTGATCTTGGGCTTTGTGGCCCGTGTACGACGGCATCTGCGGGGCAACTAATCCCGGCTGCCCGCCCGTAGGCTGAGGTACTTGGCCATTCACAGTAGCCAGCGGCGGGGAGGTTGTGTTAGTTTGGCCTTTCGCAATATCAGGAGGCGCTACATTAAAGTTTGGAAGATTAGGATTAGACGGCAGATTGGGTGTGTACTTATGTCCGCCAAGCAAGGCATTAGTTTGTTGATACGGTTGAATGCCCTTGTAGTTGCTCATGGCCGTTTGTAGCAGACCTTCTTTCTGGAGGTAGTTAGCCTGAGCTTGGCGTGGGCCAGCTGTAGCCAGCTCCATCTGATTCTCGAACGCTTTCTTCGCTTGTTTCTTCTTGGACTTAGAGCCGAAGAATCCGGCAATACCGCCAACCACTGCACCAATAGCCATGCCCCACGGACCGAACGCCGCACCAGCGGCTGCGCCAGAAGCTGCACCACTTAGAACACTGCTGCCACTATCAGTAGAGGCATTTTCGTATGCCCCCGCAACGGCACCTACACCGTTTCCCACCGCTCCCCAAGTGCCCCCCATTGCACCGCTAGCTGCGGAAAGGCCGGACATGGACGTATTAGCCCCACTATCAGACGGAGAAATATTCTGAACTTGCAGGCCGCCTTGATATGGACTATACTGTGTAGCTGAATCCCAAGAATTGCCGTTGTAGTCCGGAACATAATACCCAGAACCTGAGCCATACTCAGCTTGCAACTGCTCTTGGGTATCTTGCTGAAGCTCGTTCTGAACGCTAGAGGTCAGTAGTGGGCTATCTTCAATGATCTGGCTATTAGAGTTATCAGACATTTGGATTAACCTCCGCCGCCACTATTCGGGCTAGTAGGCATCTGGAACGAGCCAAAGATGCTATTGAACAAACTATCTACATAGCTCTGAGACGTGCCATTGATTAGGTTATTGAATCCCATCAAAGCATTGGGATCGCCGAGAATTGCCGGATCACTCAAAGCCGCAATACCGAGCTGGTTCGTGAACTGGCCTTGCTGCATCAACAGATTCCCGCCTAGATTGAACATGCTGTTGTACATGCCAATCTGACCTTCGTTATTCTGGAGTCCTAGAGAACGCTGATAGTTCAAGTCAGCCTGTTGGCCTTGATAGGCGAGAAGATCGGTCTGACGAAGCAAGGCACCGGCATTGTTAGCTTGCGTGTCGTACATGCCTGCACGAGAACCGAACATCGAAGCTTGCGCCGCAATACCTGCCGACATGGTTTGGGCTTTAGCTGCCATGTTAGCTTGACGAATCTTGGCAAGATTGTCCAAGTTAGTCGTCTGCAACCCAAGAGCAGCTTGTGCATTAGATTGGGCAATCGGTAGCGAAGCTTGGATAGCAGCACCTTGGGCATTACCCGCAGCAATGGAACTATTGACTAAGCCGCGTGAATTGGCCTGTTGGCCCGCACGCTGCATAGCTTGGTGGATGTAGGGATTGGTCGGATCATTGATCTTATTCAACCACTCGCTAGTCAAGTCTTCTGGCTGGAGAGTTCCCACAGCTGTACCTGAGCCGTTAGCTCCTACACCGTAGATACCAGCAGGGTAATTATTACCGCCAGGTTGCTGGCCGCCACTGGAGCTTAGCAAGCCTGTGCTACCGCCAGAAGAACCGCCACCGCCGTACGTACCATTATTGCTTCCGCCCCAGTAAGGCACTGTCGGATAGCCCGGCATCGGGCCGGGATCACCCGTATACGTAGCACTTGGAATAGTGCTAGTAGGGGTACCGTAGGTACCGGGAGTAGGTCCAGTGTTAGTTGTCATAGCTCAATAACCTTTTTTGTTGTTGAGCGCTGAGCATCGCACTCATGTTATTCGTGCTCATAGATTATCTCGCGTACGTGCGGCCCGGCATGCGACTGTTGCCTAAATCCCAACCACCGCGTGTGTAACCAGTATCACCTATAAAGCCGCGATGACCGCCATACGGATTGGCCATTGGGGGCGGAACTGGTTGCGCTACATTAGTCGGAGGAGGCATTCCCGGGCCACCGCCTTGATTGAACTGCGGCAGATGTGACTGGAGCTGGGAAGCTAACTGTTGCTGTTGTGGTACGACTTGAGGCCCAGTGTTGCCCGGATATGACATAGGCGGCTGGCTAGGGGGCTGCGGAATTCCGTTGCCTTGGTTGCCTTGCATCACTCCGAAGTACGGATAGCTCTGTCCGTTGTACATGGGCATGCCGATAGGGCCTTGAGGTGGCGAGAAAGATTGGCCCTGCTTGCCTCTACCATCTTGTGCGCTTTGCACATACTGGGGAGTGCCAATACTGGTCGGAGCTGAACTAATTTGTGGGATGACCAGTCCCGGTGAAGTTTGACCGATATTGACCATAGCTCAAGAATCCTGTTGTTGGGAGTTGAGCATCGCACTCATTAAGTTCGTGCTCATAAGTTATACGTCCGCTTTGTTAGTTGTGATTTGTAGCATGAAGCCTTGACAGATGTGTGGAGGCTCGATAGTAGCTGGCTCAGAAAGAATTTGGAAAGCTAGATTACTGCCTTCTTTTGCCATGTTTGTTAGATTAGTATACGGCCGATAATCATTCGTGATATCGCCCGTTGTTCCAATAACCACATTTCCACCATCCCTAGGTAAAGAGATATCTTGTGGAGAAGAATTAGCTAGAGTATGGCCGAATAGATCACCAGACGTAAAATCTGTGGTTAGATAATCAGCGGATACGGAAAGGGTAAGTGTACCTAGTCCTCTGGACAATCCGTGCAAACGCACTTTGGCCAACTTAGCTTTTTGGAATGGATTATCTAGGAAGTTATAAGTAGTTGTGAAATACGAATCAATAGCATGATTGAGGAATCCCCAGCCACGGTCTCGCTCGTAAACATACGCGTTGTTATCGGGAGTAGAAGATGTCATATAGATAACATCGCGGCCCATCCGGTTAACTGAATATGCCACCCCTAAAGTAGTGAGATATGACGAAAGGGTATAAGGAGGAATTACAGTTTCGGATGTTTTAATGTGGGCAATAGTAAAGACAGGAAGTTCTTTCTCTCCGGCCATAGTTAAGATAAGCTCATATCCATCCCTAAAAACAACACGGTATTGATTCTTACTTTTAACTGGATATGCGCAGATGGGGCTACTACTAACAGCAGCATTGGGAGGACGGCCTTTACCACTCAGCACAATAGATGAAACATCTAAAGACTGAACATCTCCGGTCAAACGCGGTAACAGCCACGGAGTGATGTTAGCACTCAAGCGACCTGCTGTGAAGTTACCATAACCGGCTGATGGAACAAAGGTCGAGATACCGCGATACGTACAATAGATAGGCCTACCGGCATCAACTATGGTATACTCAATGGCCCCCTCATGTGGGGAGAGAATATTCTGTGACCACGTAGTACTATCCGTGCCACTAATGCCCCAGATAGAGTTCTTGCAGAATACTCCAAGAGTAGTGCCATCTAGCTTGAGCAATCCGGTTATGTAGTCTCCAGTACTGAATTCCGTAGCGCCATCTAAGCCACTGAAGTCTTCAGGCGATCCAGCTGCTGATGCGATGAACGATCCAGATTGATACGCCAATACAAGGTGTTCATTGTGCGTCGCGACGTGCCGAGGTTTCTCTAATGCCGCTGGTGTGCCAGTAAAGATGTAGTGGAAATAGAACGCATCATACGAGAATGCCGGGCCAGCACCACTAACGCCGTACATAGCTTCCCAATCAGCGTTAGCGTAGAAGTTTGCATTAACGAACTCGTATCGAGAAGAGTTCTGATTCAAGACTGCGCTAGACGGAAGTCCGGCGAAGTACATGTCATTTGATACGGTCGCTACTGCCTTTTGTCCTACTGTTCCTGAGCCTCCCGGAAGAATGTAGATAGTATCTCCCGATTGAATTCTATTACGAGTAGCCGTTGAATACGGTTTTACATCGATAACCTGCATGGTACCAGTAGAGCCGTCAGTCCAAACCTGCCCATTATCTACGTACGTATTGGTAATCGTGCCAACAACATCATCAATTCCATTATTGAAGTAAAACACGGATGAGGATTTGGTGTAGTACACCGTTACACGCACACCAGTAATACCGGCAGCTGCAACACCGGCCCCGTGATTGTTATAGACGGTGGTTGACAGGCGCACTTGTAAAGTGGACAGGAGAGCCGGGGTAAGTGAGGTCAAGCCCCATGTGTCGCTAGCTCCTCCTATTACAAAATGTACACAATTAGCTATACCGAGATTGGTGACTTTATCCAAGACAGCTGGAGTTACCGAAGAACCGCTGATAACAGAGTTCTTAGGAGTGGAGATTTGCGGAGTAAGAGATGAACTAGATGGGCTATCTGTCTGCAGACGTACGGCAATCTGGGATGAGTAAGTAGTGCCGCCATAACCGCCCGTGGGCATGCTATAGCCACCTACATCCACTGTGATACCTAGAATGATGGCATCATCTGGAACTTCTGGAAAGGTAAAGTTCTTTAGAACGTACTCTTCAGAGTTATTGTACGTCACTCCGCCAGTCGCGCCAAAGATAGCTACCGCCCCGTATGTGGCCTCATTAACGGCACCAGTTACCAATTGGGTGAGGCACTGAGCTGGGTCGGTGGCAGCATTTCCGTTACCACCGTACGGGCGATGGTTAGAACTAGCCGCAGTTATCATCGAAGCTATGGTTATAGCCGATGCTGTATGAGAAAAGGTCAGAATACTGCGCGAATCAGTTACATTGCCAGTACCGGCTGGAGCAAAGCCCTCTGTTGTGAGAGTGCTAGTTACCTGTGCAGCTACAGGAGATGTAGTGCGTACGGGTTGAGTAGGGGCCCCAGTTGTACTCGAATTAGTTGTGGCTGCACCGAATTGGAACATATATCCCAATTCAACTTCCTGCCAGCCAACGTTATCTTCGGCATTATCGATGAACTCAAGATCGGTAATCGTGTTGGCCTTAAGAAGAGATGCATACTTAACTGGATTAGTAGTACTAATGGCTACTGTGCCGTTAGTCAAGGCACTATTAATTCTCAAAGCGTTCGCTATAGTGGTCGGTCCGCCGCCACGGATTACGCTCATATTAGATAGATCAGGAATGGCCGCTAAGGCTGCCCAAGCCGTGCCCTGCACACCGCCAGCTACAAACCCACCACCATCATTAGTGCCCAGAAACGATACGTAAACAATTCCGGTCGCATTACCATCTGCCCACGAACCACTTAGTATCTCTACATCTCGCACCAAAAAATCATAGGTGGAATAATGGAGTTTATCATTCGGCAATAGGCTATTGATTATGGTGTCAGTTAAACTACCGGTATCAAAATAGAAATACGCAATGTCCTGTATGGCGTATAGATTGTTTTTGTAGTAGTTTAGCCCCGGAACAAGATTAGCTGCCCCATTGCCAGTTAGTGGGCAAGCACTAGTGTTGTTCATTATGGACTGATACGCAGTTACTGCATCAGCCACTCTCTGGGAGACTAAAGTATCTCCGTCATACAACCATTGATTAGTTACCCCCGTAAGATTGCCGGACCCCGTAGGGGAAGCCGAACTTCTAATCACTAGAGTCGGATCACGTACTACCTTGTAAAATATATCCGTATTGAATACTACAAATTCTACTTCTTCTGAAGTAGTACTAACTGCAGTGATAGCAGTTACATAGGCGAAGGTGTCACTAGGAGCCCCAAAACTTCCGGCAGACGAAGATGAAGTGGTCAAGTACAAAAAAGTGCCAACAGTCGGTAAGTGGCCGACTACACCATTTTCCCACAAGCCTTTATACAGACTCTCATAGGCTAACGAAGCATTAGGTCTACCGTCGTACCAATCTATACCATCAATACGCTTGTAGCCCAAGCGATCCGCTACCTCGTAATTCAGGCAGTCGAGCAAAGCTCCCGGAGCTGCTTGGGTACGCGGAGTAACAAAGTCCAAACCCCCTTCGAGGGTAAGGACTTCAGGAGTGTATAGATTATCTGTTGCCACGATTCTTCGCTTGTGCTCGAATTTGGGAAAGCAAACTTACCAGAGGCGCTTAGGCTTTAAGTGGAACTTTTCGCGGTTCTTCTGTTCTAGACGAGAGAGAAGGTCTCGATAGTGCTTGGTGGCACGAACAACAACTCCCGGCTGGGAATCGTATTCACCGTAATAAACCAACGTCTGCCACATGATGATGTCCATAAAGTCATCTTCGATACCTTTAGGAATATCGCCATAGGCGCTCAAGATTTGCGGTCTACGGATGTAGTCGAACTTCAGAGTGTATCGTTGCTGGGGCTGCGGATAAAGCTGCCAGCGACCAGTGTTATCTTCTGTGATTAGTCGGGGAGTGCCGGGGTAAGCGGCGGGCTGGCTGTACGCATTACGGAAAGCTTCCCAAGCCATGAAAGGCAGTGGGAGTTCTTGGCTCGGAGCGCCCGCATAATAGTCGATGATTTTGAACGACTGGTTGTTTATTTCTTGGATGTTCTCTTGGAAATCTCCGTAGCCAGTCTCTTCATCAAAATTGAAGCTCTTCCAACTGTGCACAATCCCGCCTGCCGCATTATAACAGGATAGGGTTATCGGTCCGGCAATGGTAGAGGGAGTAACGGTTCCTGTAGGGGCCCCAAAAGAGATGAGCACTTCGCCGGTGGTAGGGTCTACAAAAGTTTGCGGAACAGTCATATCTGGGACATCCCCGCTAGCATCTGCATACACTATAACTTGAGTATCAATATCTCCGGAATCCAGCACAACCAATTTATCAGCGGAGGTTCTACATACCGCGAAGTCGCCAACTGGGATGTTATTTACAAAGTTCGTGTAGTGCGATCCACCAGTAAGATTATAAGCGTACGTATTTGCTTTAGTTACTGGCCCAGCAGCAATGACATATTCCGCGCCGGGCTTCAAAGCAAACTGGATAGGATTAGAAGAAGATGTGCCAGCTATATCGACATAACCAAATGCATTTCCAGAACTTTGGGTTACCCCGGTATACTTACCAGTTAGATCAGTAAAGTTACCAAGAGATAGGTTAGGAATAGCTACTGAGCCATCTTGATCGTATACATTTACTGTGGAGTTACCCAATAGAGCTAAAGTTGAAACATCCGTACTACGACTGTAAAACATGATTCCGGGATCGACATTAACTACCGCCGTCTCTTCCATGAATTCCCAGTCGTAGCACTCTTGTTGAATTGACTTCCACGCCCGAGATGTCCAAGTGATGAATCTATTCAGCATTGCATTAGTATTCGTCCCAGCTGGAAAGTCGCCAGAAACAACAGAGGCAAGATCAACTCCTGCCTCCTGAATAGCTTTATTCACCAGTTGCAAATAGGTCGTGGTGCCAGCCATTTATTATTCCTCGGTTTCGGGGGTTTGGTTGCTATGAGATGCGAACATGTTAAAGCTCACATTAGCCGCCTGTGCAGCCATTAGAGTCTTGTAGTTAGGCCAATATCCGTACTTCTCGAAGAAGGCGCGATAAGGCGCTAGCTTCTGCTCTCTGCGCACTTCAAGGCCGGGCCGTGGGTCAGGCCCATCACGAGTTGCAAGTACTTGATAAGGGTAGCTAAGGCTCATCTTATCGACGTACTCATCAAACTCATTCTTTTCTTTGCGCATCTCTTCCGCATGTCCCAAGGTCTCAAGAACCTTGATCGGTACATCAACCTCTACATTGATCGGAATGAAACATTCATAGCCATTAGAGTTAGTGTACACTGGGAAGTTAGTACGACCGCCTTGTACGGGCATCAACTTAATACGAGCGTAGCCCGGCTTAAGATCGCCCTCAGCGATGTCAGCAACATTATTCTTGGAGATGTGTTGCATCACCGCTTCAATAATATCATCTTTAGTCCAGTCGCGAGTAAGTTTGATACCGAAATTCTTGGAAGCTTTTCCACGCAGTTCCGCAATGCCCAGCTTCGAGAGGCTTTCGCGAAATTCTTTCAGGTATTCGTTACGAGTGTCCATTTATGTGTCCTTCGGAAAGCCGGGCGACAATAAAGCCGCCCGGTTTCGTTGTGGTTGCACCTCTTGGAATTAAGAGATGTAAAACTATGCTATTTTACGGAGCGTTACCGTTGTAGGTGTAAACTACAGCCTGCGACGTGCTCTTGGTGCCCAACAGATTCGTTGAGGAAACACCAGTCACACCAGTCACATACTGGTCAGGATACGCATACTGGTACTTAATGCGAACAGTGATCTTACGATCACCAGTCGTATAAGCAGTACCGGCGCTGGCCGAGAAGGTCAGCAACACGTCCTGAGCAGTGGTCTGCACCGGGAACGGCTTAACTGCGAAACCACCGCTAGTCGCCACATCTCCGCCCACAGCTGCGAACGTTTTAGCGCCCGTAGTATTGGTCTGGAGGACAGTAGAGGCCGCGATCAGGCAAGCATCACTCGCGGTGATGCCCAGCTTACCCGCAAGGGCAGCCGTGCCATTGGAATCGAACTTATCGAGGACAAGTTCGTACGCCGTGATTTCAACATTTTCGCCGATTTTGCAGAGTTTGATAACGTCGCCACTGACTGGCTGTGCGCCGTCAGGAAACAAGATAGTAGCAGTGAGTTCTTCACACTCGTTCTGACTGTCCGGACGGGCATTAGCATTCTCAAGATATACGTTAGTTTTGTAGGTAGTAGCCATTATTTAATACTCCTCTAATTAGCTAACCTGAGTCGCGGCAGTTTCAACGCGGACCATCCACTGCTCGTTGAGACGAACAGCCTGATACCACATCTTCCATGCCACAAACCCGCGCTGGCCCAGAGGATCAGTCGGCTCGCCCATCTTCGGATTCTTGACCGCCATTTCAACAGCGGAAGCGCCCTTCAGCGGGACAGTGCCATAAGCCTCTTTACCGAACACAATGATAGGATACACATCGACGTTAGCACCGCCGTTGGAAATCATACCATTGAGAGTCGCGCTACCGGCCGCAAGGAACGGAGAGAGCTGGGGCGAGAGGATAATACGCAGTTCCTCAACCTTACCAATCTCCCATTCCGGATCGAGCGGTTTCTGGGTGCCGTACTTTTCAACCGGAACGAACGAGTTGCACTCGCGAAAATCACGTTCCAAGTCTACATGTGCGACGCACACAAACGAGCTGTTGACCGGCTCGGTAGCAATGTTCACCGACGCGCTGAGACGCTCAGTGACCTTACGCGCGTGATTGCGTTTCAGGGTCTGAACAGCCGCACGCAGCAAGTCGAGATCAAGCGGGGTATTGACCGAGGAACGAGCCGCACCGTTTGAATACAGTACGTTCGTGCCGCCGCGCAACACACCCCAGATAATCATTTCCTTCGTCGAAGCCGCCTGATCCGCAAGAGCGGTCATAGCATCGTCGAGGACACGATCTTCGTGCAGGTCTGCAATCTTATCGGTGATCTGAATGAATCCACCAAATTCGCCAATCGCAGTCGTGATGTCATCATACTGCAGCTGGGAAGCAGGCGGAGTCACGCCTTCCGTCAGGTTGGTAGTAGAAACGGCGAGCGGACGGATGCGACGCCATTTGATTGTTTCGCCCTTGTTTTTGGGCATTGGAGTTACGAGCCCGAACTTATCAAGAACAATGATAGGTTCGATACGAGCAAGCATCTTTGCAACAGCAACAATGCCTACGCGTGGGCTAACGTCTCCATAAGTTGTAAAAGTAGCCATATGCTATCTTTCCCTTTTGGTTTAAGTTAGATTAACGTGGTTATCCCGAACGGTGTCGGGCTTTATTGTAGGCGTCCGCAAACATGGCCGCTACAGCTGGGTTATCAATATCAATTAGGTCCCCAATACGGCTACTAACTTGGCTTCCGCCAGAACTGGTAGCAATCGGATTGTGGGCTGTAGTGACTACGGGTGCGGCCTGTACTCTTTCTTGTCGGCTTTGGGCCACTTGGTCGGCAACACTAGAAGCGGCGGATACCGCCGGAGCTTGGGCTTGTGTTTGCTGCTGATGGGCGGAGTAAGGTTGTCCTTGGATCATACCACTCGTAACCATGTGATTGTAGATGCTCGGAGCTTGTTCTGCGTACGAACGCATCACAAACACTGCATCTTGGATATCACTGGACGTGTTGGCAATCTGGCGAAGACCAGTAGGTGCTACATTATTAATCCAGTACTGATATACCGGACTCTTAATGACCTCTTGGTAATTCGGGACTTGCTCGGCCAGAGCTTCACGTTGCTGCTCTAGGTAACTTGCTTCTGTGTGCTGATATAGCGGATTGACCGTTGCGTCGATGTGCTCTTTAGTTTCGGCCCTTACGTCCTTTCGTTCGTAAGCGAGGCGGGCTTCAAAGGCTTTGGCTAGGTTCGGATCGGCTTTGAGGAGTTCCTTCCAATGTTCGAGCTGATTAAGCTCGTCTTGCTTAGCCGCGACATCCATGTGCTGCGACGATAAACGTGCTCGGAGAGCTTCTGCTTCCCTACGAGCTTCGGCAAGTTTCGCCTGAAGGGCTGCTTGCCTACCAGAGTCAGATCGCCACTGATGATACTCTTGGCGATTAATCAGAAGCTGCTGGATTTTTTCTTGTGCCTCTTTTGGGAGGTCTTTAGCCCAATCTACGGCAGCGGCTGTTGGAGTAGCGGCTGGAGTCGGGGCTGATTGAGTTGTGTCTGATGCGACGGACTCCGTAGGAGTACCGCCTTCAACTTTTGCAATTGCTTCTGTTACTTTCTTAGCTTCGGCATCTTCAACTACTTTAACGGCCTCAGTAACAGTTGGAGACGGTGTAGTTTCGACAGCAGGTGCGGGAGCCGGTGATGTAGCAATTTCGGAACCGCCGGGAGAGGCGGCTTTGAAGGCGCTTTCTAATAGAGCCTGTGCTTCAGGTGAATCTAAATCTACTTCGGAATTCGGTGTGGAGCTAATAGTATCTGTTGCCACGATTTGTTATTTACCTTTGGTTAGAGCAGACTCAGAAAATGCTGATGTCGGCAGGTTAAGAAACTCACGATAGGCTAGGATACGTCCCAAGGCTATCAAATTCTCTTTGTATGTTTTATCTGGGTTTTCCATGATTCGACGGAAATCTACAAGACGTTTGTCACAAAACTGTTTTGCAAAATGCCAGTCATCCGACTGGAAGTTGACAGCCACTTATTGTCCTCTTGGTTTAGCGTTGTGTTCGGTTAGATTGCGATTAGGTACTTCAGTCTTACGAGGAGCCGCATTGTCTCGTGCGTGCAATCTCAAATCCATCATTGCTTTCTCGTGAGACTTACGTTCTTCCGAGGCAATCTTGGAATAAGCTATCTGCTCGTGTGACTGAATAGTAGCTTGATGTTGCTGAGCCTTAGAGGCTGCCACTGCACGTTTAGTGCTCTCTTGCATACCTGAACCAACGAGTTTAACATTAGCTTGGTGAGCTTGAGTAGCTGCCGCAATATCGGTAGCGTGTTTCTGGACGCCGGCTGTAACCAACGAGCTTTGCAAGTCCATAGCGTGGCGCTTCTCTTCGGACTGGAGAGTCTGGAACTGGAGCGATGTATCGATCTGCTTGTCTTGGACGTGCTGTTGCTGTTGCCAATTAAACTGAGCCTGTTCGAGCTGCAACTTCTGTTTGGCAATCTCGTTCTGTTCAACCAATGCTTGGGCCTTAATCATATTCGGATCAGGCGGAGGCGGCTGCTGTGCCTTCTGTTGACGCTCTTGCATAACTTCCTGTGGGCAGCGAATAACGCCAGACCACGGAAGGTGCATCGTGCTGAGACGAGCTTGAATTAGTTCATCCATGTTAATCCACTCAGAGATGGGCGAGCCCTGAGCAACTTCTTGGAACAGCTGCGTAAGCTTTTGCTGTTCGACTAGACCGCGAGCATAGGCTGTGGTAGTACGAACATCGATACAGTAGGTACCCTTGATTTCGTCCTTGGGGTTGTACTGCATCTCCCAGTCATACATAGACTGGATGATCTGACGTGTGATGTTGTCGTCCCATTCCTCACTCTTGTAGAAGAGAGGGGCCATAGCATTCTCATCAATTAACGCCTGACCTGTGGCCGAATCTACGCCGCCAGCCGGAGCCGTATTGGTCAAAAGATTGATGCTAGATTCTTCGTCTGCGAAGCCCCGCGCCAAAGAAATAAGTCCGGACAGCTGCTCAACAGCGTTGTCGGGCATGAAGAATTGAATAGCTTTCGTGGTATCCGCGCCGTAATCATTGGCCAACCAGACCTTGAACGGGGTACATTCCATACCGCCTTCAGCCGGTTTGATGATCGTTGTATCGACTACAACTTGTGGGCCAGCCGAGATACCGGCGTTGTCCAAGACCATCTTGTACGTTTCGTTGACTACACGTTGTTGGTCACGAGCGAGCATCGGGATGCCGAAGCCGAAAATAGTGGCTGGATCAGCTTCCCACACGCAAGCCGTATAGGGGACTTTATTAGAGCCTTCAATGGCGCTAAGCTGCAAACGAATAACACGGCTGTTGCAAACCCAAACTTCGGCGTATACTTCATCCGTAGGTGATTCATACGGAACCGTGAGTCCGAGAATGTTGAGGTCCTCTTTCTTGATCGGACCGTGGCGTTCAATGACTAGATACTTATTCTTGAGAAGGTTGATACCTTGAGTAAGATAAGCCGGATCGTTGAACGGAGAGTTCGTGTACTGACGCGGTTCTTCCTTAAGACAGTCGGCAAGTTCTTGCTCAAAGCCGGCATAGCCGGGGTGAGACAAAAGCTCACTAAGTTCCGTCTTCGACATGGGATGGACTTCGATGAAGTCTTCTGCCTTGTCTATCTCCGTGACACTATCGTCCGGGAATGCGTACCACAGATTAACACGGTACACACACGGAATCTTCTCAGCCGTTAGCTTAGGAACCCACACAACCTGTCCATCAGAGGTCTGCTGCTTAACGTAGGACTTCTTAAGCTTCCCGGCGTTAAACGGCTTCTTCATAATGCCGGTACCGTAGATGACTCGATCTGCCATTGCCTTGCGGCACTCTAGGGCATAGTTCGTTTCGTCTAGGTGGTAACTAATTTCGTTCTCCATAAGGCGCGCTTTCATAGCGGCGGCATCGAATGGAGAGAGTTGCATTCCAGCCATCTGGGACATGGCTTGGAGGTCTTGCGGGTCAATGTCGATTACTTGCGGGGGTCGGATATCCCAGTTCTTGTCCCCAACCGCAAACTGATGTGCAATGGTCGTGGCAATCGCCATGTTACACTTCTGGCGAATGATGTTAAACTCAGGACGGTGTACCGCAGAGTCATCCTGTCGAGAGCCGAACGGATGATCTACCGTGCCGAACGGATAGTCACCAGTGATGATGTTGTAGCTAGACAAGGAGCCCAAGTAGATACGCATGGCTTCTAGCCACTGGTTCTCTTTGGCCTTTCGGGTACCCATACGCTTCGTGAGCATGCCTTCTGCTTCACGAGCAATGGTGTCGAGTAAATCTGTACGCTTTTGTTTAACAGCTAATACAGCCGCTACTAGAGCATCCGGGTCTAGAGCATCGGTCGGAGTATCTGCCCCAAAATCGTCCAAGTGATCGGATGTTCCTACTTCCAATACATGAGGACCTCCCGCTTCCGATACGGGCATAATGCTTTGATAAATAGTAGGAGTTGTATCAGACATTATACTTCCTAGACGGAGGTTTAGCTACCGGCCTAGCCGGGACGCTAGTGGCGTGCTCAAAGGTATTGATTCCATATCGAAGGGCATCAAGGGCATGGTCGTTTTGCTTGACTACCTTGCCATTGTCATCTCGACGATATAGGAGGTATTCGTTTTGTAGGCCCGGAGTGTTAGGGAAGAACTTAAGTGTCCCAGCAGACAGCCTAGACCAAACATTATAAATACCGCTTTCCACCGCATTATCAGCGAGCCTAACCTTGAGGCCAAGAGCGCGATATATGCGTATAAGCTGGGTGCCATCGTCTTGACTTCTTCCCCTAGAAGCCGGATCAATAACTCCGTGCATCCAGTCGCCGCCCTTTTGATGTATACGAGCAGCATGGACTTCAGGCTGCTGCTGACCTTGATAATGTTCATCGGTAACATAAATCGTATCCGTATCCGGGTCTTTAGCTAGGAAGACTACAGCTGTTTTGTTCCAGCCCACATCCATACCGTAGAGGTACTTCCAGTGGGGTGGAAGAGGACGGAGCTTGGCAACATCGCTCTGCTTTAGCACGATGTCTTCGAGAGGAATGGGGTAAACTGCACCTGAGCCTAGAGAGGGAGTGCCGTTACGCACTGTGGCTCGAAGGTGTATAGGTGTAGAGGCTAGGACTTCATTGATTGCTGCATCATCTAGCCACGGAGCATCGTCCATAGCGATTGAAACAGCTGCTCTAGATGACTCGCTCTTTGGTTTAGTCTCCGAGCCCATTTTCCATATCTTCAAGTTTAATCATTGCATCCAAGCCCTTAATACGTTCCGAGCCCGCCAAGAGGTCGCATCCGCTAAGAAACTCAGCAAGTAGCCTCGTAAGACCTTCTTTTGGAGTGATTGTGTGTATAACTCGGCCATTTGTAGTCATCGTACGAATCAAACATTCGTTATAAACTAGGTCAGGACAAGGCTCATCAAGCCAAATAAGGTGCATTGCACGTCCGTAAAAGGACGCCGGTTTCTGGTCGTAGGACTTAAAACCTATGGTAGATATACCACCTGATACGTGGTTAACTTCCACGGTATCAATAGCATTAGGTATACCTTGTCGGGCAGTACACCGGCCTATCGATTCCTTTGGAAGTGCCCCAGTACCCCAGTGCCCAATAGGGCCCATAAGGGCTTCTTGGACAGTATCACGGGTTGTTTGTCCAGTCTTACCAGCCACCCAGATGGTTGTTGGGTGATCGAATCGAACACCTTGCCACCAATCCGGATATTCACCAGTAGCGAGAATTGCCGCTACTGTTGCTCCACTTCGAGTCTTACCTACGCGGTTTCCGCCAAGAAGAAGAACTTCTCTGTACCGTGCTGTAGCCTCAAAGAAGGCCTTGTGTTTAGGAAGATTCCGGATATCATATGGCCCATCCTTGAACCACTTGTGGAACCCTGATGTATCTTCCCGCTTCTCGGCCTCTTCTATTAGATCGATAACCCGGAGCAGCTCATAGTTGTTAGCTGCTTGGACTTGGGTACCGCCTTTTGGTATTAACTCCCTAAGCTTGGCAGCTATAGAGGACGTATCTTTTAGAGTGAACTCAGTTGAGTTCGTCGCTAGAAGTTGCTGCCAATTCGGAGACTCGGACATTATTTGATTTGAATAGTTTTATGAGGGCATCACGCTTGGAGTTGATAGCTGCCACAATTTCATCTTGAGACATCTGTTCAACTGGCTTGTCACCTTCAGAGGCAATTACCTCGGAGCGATCTGACCAGCCAAAGCGATTCTTCATCACAGCGTACCAAACAGAGTAGTTGATACTGTGCTTACCGGAAGCACCCTTGCGGCCTAACTCCATCCACCAAGCTTTTGCTGCTAAGCGTCCATAATCAACCAGCTGCGCAAAATCTCGATCCATCTGGTACCGCTTATCAAACTCATTGTACGAAACGCGAAGGGCACGGCAGACTTCTACATCTGACGCGCCTTCTTGGTAGAGGTTAACTAATTGGTCAACCCAGTGCGGCTCACTCGATTCTTCAGTTGAGTGTGCGGGGGGCCGTTTCGTCGAGCCCTTCGGCCTGCCCCGTCCCCTCTTCACTATCGTCGTCGAGGGCTCGGAGGTCGAGGTCAACGGAGTTGTCTGGGGCTGGTTCTGTGTATGATCCGTTGCCATCTGGCACCAAGTAGTTGGCCCTCGCATCGGGCCCAATGAGGAGTTTTGCGATTGGATAGATTTCGTATTTAGTATCGGATACCGGATTCAAGCCAACAAGAAGTGGAACTATCTCCCCCGTCTCGGTGTCTTTTCCGTCCATGTAGGCCAACTGGCCGCGTGCAATACTGTCGTAGATTAGTTCAATTGTGCGAATTTTGAGGGCTGTAGGGTCATTAGACATGACCAAAACGGGAATCAAATCAACTTGCTTTTCATCATCAATCATCGAGTTGTGTATTCGCCTGTTCTAATTCGGTAAGCTATTCGTTGTGCCCGAGCCGGTACTTGACGGGCGTAGGCGGTATTCATAAGATCAATAGCGGCTTCTTTGTACAAGCCTTGATCTAGGTAGTTGAAGAAGTTGAGGAAGCGACTAAATTTGCCGTATCCGAGCTGGAAGGACATGTTGACTAGGGCTCCTTTACGCGGACCATCTAGGCCGAGGAACTCTTTGTACGCTGACTGGGCTTCCGCCTCGGCGTCCTTAAAGTCATCCTCGAAGGTAGAGTCTACCTGTTCGTCTGTCCAAACTAGATCGGCATAAATAGAGTTGGGCCCTAAGAAGTGCCCGACCCCAATAGTCCAATTTCCAAACTGATCTTTGTAACTTTTAAGGAACCGCCCTTCGTCGAGGATCAGCTCCTTCTTCTCGCGATCATCCCATGCCATTTTTATGAGGGTATTAGCTCCGATACAATGTACAAACGATAAACAGCTGTTCCGTACGATCCAGTATGAGTAACCGAATAGGCAATGTGGCCAGAAGCTACTTGGGCCAAGATAGTGCCAGATAACCGCCCGGCGGCAGATAGTATTACCGTGCCTGTCTCAGTACTCTGAGAATTAGCATAAGTAGCGGAACCAGCAGCATCAGTCCACGCAAGGTGCAGTACAACTGTCCCCGCCGCAGCATCCGCAGTCGTGCATTCCAATATAAAACTAAGCCGATGTAAACCGACTGTATCCGAGTTCGTAAGGTTAGTAGATGCTATATCTGCGGTCTGATTAGTCAAAGATACAACATCAGTGACTGAGACTAGATTAGTACCAGTTACAGCCCCAGTGGATGCGACGCTGCTCGGAGTAATAGCACCCAAAGTGAGGGTAATAGCCGGTGTAGTTGTAGGAGTAGCTACTGCCCCGGAAACTCCGTTAGCTGATACAACCGATACAGACGTGACAGTACCTGACCCAACCGGATCAACTGCTACGTGATTGAAAATATATCCGGAGGCCATTTAGTAGTAAATCGCGCAGTCGGCTGTACCGCTAGTGTAGGCGGAGCAAAGGAAGTAGATATCGCAGTCTCCGCCAGCCATAAACACTTGGCTAGTAGGAGCTGAGAATGAAGCTACGATACACTGTTTAGATGTATCACTAACGTCCGCTCCCGGATCAACCACAATGAGTTCTACCGTGGCTGTAAAGGTCCCAGTGACACTAATTCGCTGGGTATCTTGGCGGAGGTCTTTGCTGTGGCCTCTATATCGGTAGGGGCCCACAACTTCGTCTTGGCTCGTCAAGGAGCCACGGATCATCTCTGGATTGATGGGAGAGGTCATTTCTTGATTACTTCTTCGGGGCTAGTACGGCAGGCGGAACAACAACAGCCGCCCCGGCTCGAATACCGAGCTTAAGAGCAACTTCCTGCGCATCCACAATAATTACCGCACAGTCACGGTGAATTTCAGCCGGAACAATTGGATCGCCTGAATGCTGCCTAGCGATACGAACGGCTTCCAAAGCAGACAAAGCCCCATTAACTACCGGAAGTGAAGGTGCCGCTGAGTCTTGTAAATAGGTAACGATACTCTGGTAGCAAGCCACAGCATCGGTGTCTCCATACTGCTTGGCCATAGCAAGGGCTGCCTGAGCATCTGGGAGGGCCACAGGCTTCACAGCCTGCTCTACCTGTCCGGCTACAAAGGAACAACCAGAAAGTGCAGCCAAGGCCGCTACAGTGAGAATTTGACGGATCATAGTATTATAGTGCCTATATATTAGATAGCGTTCGGAGCTTTACGGGACGAGCTGAGGGCCATAAGCTTCATGCTGGAACCGGCCAAAAGAACTGTTGCGTGGCCAGCCGAGGTAGCGACTTGGCCGAACTCGAAGGTCAGAAGGTCATCAGCCGACGGCTGGAGGAGCGAATAAACCTTGACGTTGGCAAAGCCATCAGCTGTTGAGGCTGAGTCCAAGGTAATGGATGTGTTCAAGCCTTTTACCATACCAGTATACGGAGTATCCGTAGCAGTACCAAGAGCAGTCAAAACTGGGGCTGAGCCACTAAGGGTGTACGTAATGAACCCTTCCATGGCTGAGATAGTGCTATTACCGGGAGCTAGGAATTCCACCTTAAGACCGCCGAGCGGGCCAGCGGCCCCACCAACACGGAAATTGAGGTCTGCCTCTAGAATGTAGTTGGTACCTTTCTTCAAGCCAAAACTGAACTCGGTATCAACAACAAACGTAGAACTTACAACACTCGTATCAGCCAGCTTGAACTGACCTGTGACTGAACGAAACGAACGAAGCAGAGCCTGCTTCTGAGCAACATTCAAAGAACCATTGTCTCTTAGGATGCTAGAGACGGAGCCATTACCGTAGTTGAAATCCGACATGGGATTTATCCTCGATTTAACAGATTAGATAGCCGCCAACGCTTTGGCAAGCTTAACCCCAAGCGGGATTGCTTGGAATATTTGTTGCTGGTTTATTTACGGTCGGTTCCAGCCCCGACCTCTTCATCAACACAGGGTCTTACTCCTCAGCCGTTATACGGCGTTGCGCCTTTGGCGCTGTGTATATAGATTCGTTACAATCCCGGATCACCGATAGCGTCAGCGGCTCCGGCCTTAATGGCCTCTTGGCCTACCAACCACCACTGAGCCCGTTCTTTTACTCGGAAGGCCTCTAGGGACAATCCAAGCTTCTTGGAGAGGTACTTCTCGATCTTTTCTACTTCGGCTTTAACAACGTTTAGTTGGGATTCAGCCTGTTCGGGAGTACCGCTTACTCCCAAGTGCGGCTCGTGGAACATAAGCTCTGCATTGGGGAACATGAATCTCTTGGTGCCGTGCTCGAAGATAATAGCTGCCATGCTGTCTGCATTGGCTATATCTACAGTATAAATAGGGTGGGTGGTACACAGTTGCATAGCCGATACAATAAGATTCCCCTCGACTACATCCCCTCCGGGGCTATCTATGTACACGATTATCGGCGCTTTACCAACTACCTTGCAATCGGATAGAATAGAGCCTGCTACGTGGTGGGCTAGCTCTCCGTCTTCCTTTATAGGTCCAAAGAGCAAGACAATCTGTGGTTGGTCTAGCAGTAGAGGTGTACTATCTGATGCAGGAACAACAATAACTGGTTCTTGTGGAATAGCTTGGTGTGCGACAACGAAGAGCACAAGAGCGGCGGCTAATCGACTAAAAGACATAGGAAACCTCTCGTTAACAATCTCTTTTCTCTGGGTGCACTTGCCCTTCTTAGAGCTTCCCTTCCAACTGTAGCTTCCTGCATCGCTCTTTAGCTAGCTGTTGATTCCATTTACGCTTTATGTCTTTCTTGACAAGCTTCTTAGCTTCATTCCAAGTGTTGCCTGCTGCCATGAAGGCTATTGCGTTTCGTAAAGGTCGGCTAGGAGTAAACCACTCACCTCTACGTCTACAATAACTGAAGGTCTCATGCAGGTCTTTTTCTAGAGCTACTGCCTCTTTTTTATCTTTACACGGTAAATGATATAGGAGACTCAGCTCAAACCCATTCCCGCTTTGCAGGTTAATCAAGCGATCTTGCATGTGACTGCAGTGACCTATCTTAATCAACCCTATTTGATCTTTTGACTTTACGAAGTACACACAAGGCACAGGTAGTCTCCTGTTTAGTATTGACGGTATTCTGGCTTTTGACGATCCCTCTTAACAGAGGGCTCTTTTGTACGTTACCCTGTTCACGAATCCAACATATAACCAAAAGAAAGAGCTGTTATATGTTCTCTTCGTTCACAGGTTCACTAGACAGGTGGGCTTGATTCCCATGTCTAATAAACCAAAGAGTACCGTTATATAGGGGCTTTCTCAGCCCGTTGTCACTGTGCAGTGTGCTAGATTATCAGTCCGTGCCTATCGCAGAAGACACCAGTACTGTTGAATCATCAAGCCGGACTTAACCGGAGGTCTGTTTCCCCAGCCCCTTACAGACTGGGCCTCTCTGTCTATCAGAGGCTAGACTTACACAGGCGTCAGAGACGTAGATGTTCTGACTTTACATTAGACCACAAAATGCAAAGAAAGTTCCGTAAATCGTAAAATATTTTTTACTTATCTTTAACCCAGAGCACTTCCTGACCTTTGATTATCTGTAAGTTATTGATATTCCAAGGTTTACTAATATCTATACGTCTTAGCTGCACATCCTCCTTATACCTCCCCCGGCACTGATAGGCTGGTACGAAGCAGTTCCGTCCCACTTCAACCATCGGACACTCCATCCACATGGCACACCACTCGGCTAGGGTTATCTCCCACAACTGCCCTTTCTTCTTGATAGCCCTACGGAGCAGGTGGAACTGTCCCCTAATGGTTCCTTGCTGCCGTCTCTTGTCGTCGGCTATCTCTTCCTTATGAGCCTCCTTGTACTCCCTGTGGTACCGCCTCTGGCTGCGTATATTCTGTTTTCTACGCTTAGGCTTAGGGGGTACTAGGGGTGTCTGTCTGAGCGCCCACGTCTCATCCAGAGCTGTCTTAAGACTATCCGGCTCTTTAGAGATGATACGGATTAAATTCTCGATGCTATCCCGGTCCAGATTTAATTCCTCAAAAATAGGGCAAATCTATTATTAGACAATTATTTTCCAATTTAGTTCCCTATTGCTCGAAATAAATAGCAATCTTCGATTGCATCGCCCTTCGGGCTCTTCCTCTTTAATTCCGTCTGGGTTAAAATTTCGTAAGTGATGGGGCAGAGCCCCCCGCGCTGCAGTGCAGCAAAGCTGGTACCCCCGGGGACGGGTATACAAGTATACAAGTACTCTTTTATACAAGGGTACAAGTGTACAGCCTAGACGTAGACTGCGCAGCTAAAGTATACAATTGCACATTTATAATTGTAGATTAGTAAACAAAATCAATATGTTGCGTTGCACAAATGTATACATCAAGGACCGTGCCAAGTAGCGTGCGTTGGATCGCTTGGCATCATTCTTGCCCGTAACTCGGGGTACATATCTGTTCAGCTACCATTCAGCTTGATAGTGTATAATCTCGTATAGTGAATAAGTGTATGAAATATCTGTAGTTTGTTAACTAGTTAACCCCGCTTGCGGGGCTTGGCACGGACTACAGATAGGTGTAGGATGTACAACTAGAGCTAGGCAAGCGAACCGCCCCTAGCCAGCGGGCCCAGTGGATCACGGTGACGGGATTCGGGCGCAAGTAAGGAAGGCCGTTAAGGCCGTTGCCCGCAAGGGCTGCTCTTTAACAATGTATCTAGTCGGATGGCAGGCACCAGCGCCTAGCGTATGCACAGGCGCGCGGCTTAGTCCTGTGAAACGTAGCCCTTTTAAGGTGGCGTTTAGGTGCTGTTGCGTGCTATCCGGCACGGTCACATTAAAGGGAAACAAACCATGAAAGCTATCAAAGTCACAATTGATCCGCGCACCGTAGAAATGCAAAAGGCACTGGTCAAAGGTTCGCCGGAGTTCAACAAGGCGTTGGATGAGGCGAAGGAACTACAAAGCCGCGTTGGTAAATCCAGCGTGGCATCGAGCGAAACCGCTGGTAAGCTGTTCAAGTCTCTGCTGGCCATTGTCGCGATTGGCATGGCCGCCGGGATTGAATCGTGGATGATCGCGGCGCAGGTCGATGATCGCTTGGGGCCAACGAAGGGCCAAAGCGGGACGGTCAAGAATTACCGTTCATTGGCGACACGGATTGGCGCGTATTGGGGAACGGAAACCCTCAAGACGGCAGCAAAGCATGCGGACGTTGAACTTCCGGAGAGGTTGACGGACGTATCCAACAATACGGCATCAAAGGTTCTGGGTCAGATTGCGAAAGATGCCAAGAATCCCGACCGCGTGACGTTGGATGCGCTGATTGGCTTCCACGCTTCCCTTGTTCGTGTATTCGGTGAAAAGGAAGGCCATCGTACCGCAATGAATCTAGTGGCGGATTCCATCGAAGACTTGCGCAAGGTATCGGCGGAAGTCAACGCGGCCTATCTGCGCAAGTTCACGGGTGGCGAAACGGAAGCGAGCCGCAACGCGGCGCAGGAGTTCACGGCGTCAACGGCTGGCCAGTTCATCATCGCCAATCGTCCGGCCTCAGAAACGGAGAATGAACTAGAACAGGCCTTGCATGAGGCGGGAAACGAAAGCGAAGCGGAAGACGTGCCGCAGGCCGCCAACGGCCGAACGCACTAGCTAGTTAGCAGCCCCTAGCGGTTTTAGGGGCTGCAATAGTAGCTAAATTGCCTGTCTTAACAGATTCTTAATCCCCGCACTCAATTAAGAGTGCGGGGTTTTTGCGTGTTCAGCATACATTGTGTTGTTTTTTTACCACAAAAAAGTTGACTAGTCAACCACCGCTAAAGCGGAAAGCACAGGCTGATATGAACAGCACAGCGACAAGCGCACAGAGTGCTAAGCATACATACAAGCTATTGGTTGGCGTATCGGGCTTCCCGAGCCGCTTGATAGCTTCTGCTGGTGATGGGGTTATTGTGGACAATCTAGTAACTCCCCCCGGGCACGTGCGTAAATGGTCTCGTATTGCCCGCCCGAGCATCGTAGGCACCGAGGGTCTTGTTGTCCATGCGTACAGCACGGAACCAATAATCGTTGGTGGTGTGCTCCGGAATCCTCGCAAGATCGCGTACACGGTTCCGTCCGGAGCCGCTCTTTATCTTGATCCCGTTATGCGTCCAACGGGAGCCGAGCACGGAAGTGCGACTGTGCCGACAGGCGCTTATTGGCTGACGATTGAATCATCTTTACCTATTATTGAGGAATAATTAGATGAACGTCGGGGAATTAAGAAAAGCTCTTGAGAACGTGCCGGACGAATGCCCGGTAGTAATTGGTAACTTTCGGCGCACTGAAGGTCCCGAAAGGAGTCGTACGGATGCTGTACAGGCAAAGTATTACGATGCCGACAGCTACGAGGGATTTCCGGACATCTTTGCTATCGATCCGTGGGAGTAATCAAAGTGAGCGAGCACAAAAACAACGAAGTTGTGACGATGGGGCTGGCTCAGGAGGTCGAGCGGTTGCGCAATGGGCAAGAATTACTCAGGGAGCAAACTGTACGTATTCGCGAGGCATTGGGTAATGCGGGCAATGGAGAAGACACAGAAGACGCCGCAAAGCGCCTGCGAGCCGAACGCGACGTGCTCAAGGGCGAAAGTGAAACGCTGCTGACGAATTACGCGCTGAAATTGAAGCGCGACAAGTCCGCAATAAATCTTGGCGTGGCCGCTTCGGAGAGAAAAGCCCAATTGTACTCAATGAAATTACACCGATAATCGAGTTATTCGACAAAATATTGGCGGAGGAGCGCAGAAAGAATGAACAATATTCCTCTTAATCCCGTGCGTTCTTCGAGTGTGTCCGCTATTGGGTATGATGACGACACGAAACGCCTGCGGGTGAAGTTTAGCCGCTCGGGGAACGTGTACGATTACCTCGGAGTATCGCTTCTCATGTACAAGGCCCTGTGCGGCTCTACTAGCATAGGTAAAACTCTCAACAAGTTAGTTATCCCTTCTTATAGAGCGGAGAAAGTAGAATGAATACGTACCGTGTAACGCCTGTCTATGTTACGGCGCGGCTAACGCCGAAAGAGTTCCTGCACGCATTGGTAGCTGCTGCAATGACTCTTGCTCTTTTGTACCTTTTCGCTGTTGTGTGGTTTACCCTCGGGTAGCTACGCCTTTCGATTCCTCCAACACCCGCTTAGGCTCTTTTTGCTAAGCGGGTTTTTTAATGCTCGGCTTTCGCCGATCAACGCACATGGGATGTGCTCTGCCCTAGATTTTGCACAGTTGTACGCAATGTAAGCTGTGTTTTGTTTATCCACGCTGTATAATTATAACCCGTACGTGATGCCGCTTGCGCGGCGCGACCGAAAAAGCGTGTTTTCGAGGCCCACGGTGGGGAAAGCACTCCGGGCCCCGTTAGTGCCAAGGCTGGCGCTGGCGTTCAATCTCAATCTCTACTAATACCCTCCCAATCATCGGTGTGGATTTTTCCGTTTCTGTATACTCGGCGTTAGGCCTCAGTCTATCCTGTGCTAAAAAAATTTGCCCAAATTTCGGAATCGGCGGCTGAGAGCACGACTAGTGCGATGGCATCCGATAGGATGACTTAGGCGTGCCGCTAGTGGCACATACGGAGAAAAAATCATGTGTAACAAGTGCTCCACCAACGATCCCAAAGCTCGTTTGAAATATCAGATTGCCGTGATGCAAGCGGCGGCGGATGGAAAAGAAATTCAAAGGGGCCCCGGCAGATCAAGTACGGGCCCTTGGGTTGACGCCGATAATCCGGCGTGGGATTGGTCTATGTTAGATTACCGCGTAAAGCCACGGGAACCTCGGGAATTCTTCATCAAGTATTACCCGACCAGACACAGAGGAACTGCATACGATTCTTACGTTGAGGCGAGTGAGTTTGCTGTGCCGAACAGCGAAAAAATCATCAAAGTCCGTGAAGTGATCGAGGACGAACCGACTTCTTCGTGTTGCACGTGTTGGGGGAAATACCTATGACCCGCTTTCGCAAGAAAAAGCACAAAAGCAGCCCTAAAGGGCGTTGCACCTACCGAGGTGCTTTTCACCAGATGGCTGTTGCCAAGCGCAACACATTGGCGGAGGACTTTCACGAGATCAATGTGCAATCGCACCGTGCTTCTCGCTTCGCGTCAGCCGTAAAGAACGGGCTTGTTTCGGTTTTCTTCAAACAGAAGAAGCGGGTGGCTAAAGCTATCTCTCTTTCGGATTTGGCGTACGTTATCACCGGACACCGGCGTTTGGCCGGTCTTTTAACACTGGAGAGCACCAAAGGTGCGATTGGAGTAAAAACGGCATGAACGCAAAACCTATTATTCTGACCAAAAAGCACGCCAAGCGTGTTCTCGAAGTTGTTGATGCCGGTCTTTGCTCAGGCGTAGGCATCCCCGAACCGGGCAATATGTGCGTCGAAGCGGCCGTTTGTTACGCGCTGGGTCTGCCGCATGGCGATAATCCCGTTTGCGTCGGCGAAGCTGTTCGGCGGTACAAAATAACTCTTAATGACGCGGCGTGGCCGTCTAATGCTGCTCGCGCCGAAGGCTTGCGAGAAATAGCTATTGCCCAGCTGGGCAGCAACGAAATTGACCAGAAAGCATTTGCTTCCGGTGTAGTTCTCCGCACGATTAAAGTTATTCTTCCGATTGCCCTTCGTGCCGTTGCTTCCGTAATTCCGGGCCATAAAGAGGCCTTGGAAATTGCCGCTGTTGCATGTGAGGCAGCGATTGATTTGGTGTCGGCAGCAAGCGCAGCAGAGAGCGCAGCATGGAGCGCAGCAAGCGCAGCAGAGAGCGCAGCAAGCGCAGCATGGAGCGCAGCAAGCGCAGCAGAGAGCGCAGCAAGCGCAGCAAAGAGCGCAGCATGGAGCGCAGCAAGCGCAGCAGAGAGCGCAGCATGGAGCGCAGCAAGCGCAGCAAGCGCAGCAAGGAGCGCAGCATGGAGCGCAGCAAGCGCAGCATGGAGCGCAGAAGTCCGTGTGTCCATATTACGTAAAGCCGCTGATATCGGGGTCGAAGTTCTAAAAGAACTCGGGTGCAAAGGCACAAAGTGGCTCGCGTTAACACGCGAATCGCCCTCACGGGCTCTAGCCTCTCACAAAAAGTGATCCGTTTCCTAGTTGTATGGGCCTGTTTTTCCTTTCTAATGTGCGGAATATTTCCCACGACAGGCCCTATCTATTCGGTTGTATTTCTTCCGTTGTTTGCTCGAATCATCAACTGTTAGGTGGAAAATCAGAACATGAGCAATGAATCTGGATGTAATATACTAGATATCGGTGAGACTTCGAGCGGAGAATCTATCCTCTGGTGCCAAACCTGCGGCGCGTCTGGTTATGGTGAGGTTCTTGGTGAAGTGCCTGTCGATTTGGAATTTCCCTCAACTGTGTCTCATATTCCACCTAACTGCAAATGGCTTGACAAATTTCCACAAAAACAAGGGGTGTAACCGTGAACCTATTCACTTTCGATAAAGTGCCAGTTGGGGCTATGTTTACCGTCGTATCACCCCGCAACAAAGTACGCTTGGATCGAGATGGGAACGTAATCCCTTCCGATGACAAGAAAACGCGGTGCGTGGAAGTGTACGACGAGATGAATCCTCGTACGGGCAAGATGTGGAACAATGACGGCGTTTACATCAAGTACTGCGCTCACGCGTGCCACAAGCTCCACGACGCCAAGCACAAGGATCACATCTTTTCTGTGTACACTGTGTGTCGTCTGCTGAGCCAACGTACGGGTTCAATTGGCGCGGCTTTAGCTCACAGTGAAAGAGAGGTAGCGTGATATGGAAGCCGAAGAACAGCCGAAAGAATCCGCGAGCAAATACAATTACATAGTCTCGTTCAATAACAGACAAGCGCCCGGATTTTGCGCCGTTAATTACATCTGCGGTTGGAAAATGCACCCTGATTGTGGGGATTTGACGATCAAACAGCTTATAGCTAGACGTGCAGAGGAGGTTTTTTACAACAGCCCGTACGGCTATAATCACGTGGGTCGTATTTTCCCGCTTTTCTATTCCTTTAGCTTCGATAAGCAGCCAAGCGAAAGGGAAATCGCACTTAAAATTGTTGGGCTAATGAGTGCTCCTAATATAGTCCGGTTTGCGGATGTGTTGGGTGAAGGAATGCACTTAGCTATCTCCAACCACCTAGTTCACGGAGAAGAAATTACTACCAGTAACGGTTACAGGTGGAAAGTCATTAAGCACGAACCTATGCGCAACTACAATTCGGGTAACATGGTGATGGAGGTTGATTTGCTTCGTCTCGATAGGTCTAGGTATTCACTGTAACTATATGCCTCAAAAACTCTTTAAGATTCCCACTGGCAGTAAACGTTACAAGTACTCTCTAGTCAGTCACGATAACCAAGTGCCCGGCTTTTGTGGGGAAGCAACAATCGCGTACTACAATCAAAATATTACCGCATACTCTTTTGATTGGCGGTGGAGTGAATTCGATAATTGGGACCCTTATTCTCATACACCGCGCATCACTCTAAAGACCAAAAAGCCGCGTACTCAGGCGTTGGAAATGTTAGGGCATCTTCTGGCCAAATCTAAGCGTGCTGTTGTTTCTTTCGCTGATCGGGTGACGAATGGTACGGGCCTAGGAAAAGTTCTCATCGATCCGTTGGAAGATGGAGAAGTACTAACTATCAATCGAGTTAAGTGGAAAGTGAATAAGATGAAACCGTTTACAAATCCCAACACACGTGCTCTGTGCCAGAGAGTAGAATTGGTGCGAGTACAAAAGGAGAAGAGGCCATCAAAACTGAAAACTCCGGCATGAAGCCAATTGATTTTATCTTGGATTGTGCCGACCACCACAATGATCCGGTAGGCGCGGTAATAGAGGCCCTTCAAAAGCCTATGAGGATTTTAGGCTATCACGGCGAGTATGTAGTGCTAAGCTACTACTTTGACGAAGAAGATAAATGCATGATACTGGACATACAAGATAAATCTGAAATAGACGACGAAGAATGATAAAACCTATCGTGCTGCGTCAGCGGGGACACAGATCGGGCGGGGGTGTAGCCCTTGCCCGAGCCCTCGGCATCTGGGATGCACATCCGGATTCACCACGTCGTACTCGCCACGTTCGTTTCGTCATCAATTGGGGTGTAAGCTCTAACCCAACTGCTTGGCGAGAGCGGGGCATCATTTATACGAATACATCGCAAGCTGTCGAGAAGTCAGCTAACAAGCTCTTGGCTCTCAATACTTTGCACGCATCTGCTGCACCTACTCTAGAATTCACGACTAATCCACAAGTCGCCACGGAGTGGGTTGAGGCAGATCACAAGTGTATCGCTCGACGCATCGTTAACGGCCATTCTGGCCAAGGCATATCCGTCGTACGCGTCAACGAAGACGGCACAGTAAATATGCCCCAAGTCCCCCTGTACACACGCTATTGGAAGAAGCAAAAAGAGTTCCGTGTTCACGTAGCTTTTGGGCGCGTCATCTTAATCCAAGAAAAGAGGCAAAGCGCCGATGATCGATTTTCTAATCTGGATCGCGATAATCGCCTTATCCGTACTTATGCTAATGGCAACATTTTTTGCATTAACGATCTTCACTGTGATGCTCTTAATTATCGGGCACGTATCGAAGAACTTTCTCTGTTGGCTAGCCAAGCGATAGGATTGGCGCACGGTGCCGTTGATATCATGGTAAAAATCCGAAAGGCGAATCGTGGCACCACAGAAGTATTCGAGGATGCTGTTGTATGCGAGACGAACAGTGCGCCGGCCCTTGAGTCGCCTACAGCCATTGAGGCGTATGCTGCAGCGATGGAGCACGAGATGCAACGAATCGGCGTTGATTATTGACGATGAAGACGATACGATGCAAAAATTCTATTGCATAGGCCGCGCCGAAGAAGCCATCGGAGACAAGATGGTTTCTCAGTGGCCAGCGGGCTTCATCAAGAAGGAAGCCGATGCCAAGAACATCCTCACAGCCAAACTAAAGGGCGCACAGACTTTACAGGCTATTTGGGCCGGTAATTTAGACGAAGACGACAAACCACGTCTGATTTTCACGGCAACCGATAACGAAGAGGACGAAAACGCTCGACGTGTCCCTCTTCTCATGTTCGATAACTGGAAGCGAGAGTGGAAAGAGGCAAAACCGTCTAAATCAACGAAACTATCGCGCATGGAAAAGCGAATGGCGGAAGCAAAAGAGCGCGAACGTCTCCGTAAGGAAAAGGAAGAACGAGAACGAGAGGAAGCAAAGAACGTGTACGCTCTTCCGTACGAATATTTCTACGCCCCATCAAACCACGAGGATAAGTAGTGTGGAACTAAAAGTAGGCGGTGATCCGGAATTCTTTTTGCAAAGCGGCGAGAGACTTATCGCATCGTGTGGTCTTGTCGGAGGTACTAAAAAAGACCCTCTAATGCTGGCTTCGGATGTGGGAGTTCTAGAAGACGGCGTAGCAGTTGAAATTAACTATGACCCGAAGGTCTGGGAACCGGGGTCTATGGATGCGTTCAACTTTGCTGTACAAGCCAAGAGCACTGTTGAACAGTTTCTTCTCACGAAGAACAAGAACTATTTGTTGTACAACGCACCCGAGCACGAGTTCCGCGCCCAAGATTTGGTGCATCCGAATGCTAAGATTTTCGGCTGCGATCCGGACTTTAACGCGTGGACAGGTGCCCCGAACATTCCGCCAAAACTGTCGGAGATAGGCAACTATCGTTTCGCTGGCGGTCACTTGCACTTTGGGTACGACAAAGAGAAGTGCAAGATTCCCGTGCCGTGTCTCGTGCAATTCTTGGACGGCCTAGTTACTACGCGAATGTGTGCCCAGTCTCAATGGGCAGTTGGTCGCACTCGTCGTAAGTACTACGGACGCCCCGGCTCATTCCGTGACAAGCCGTACGGTTTTGAGTACCGTGTGCTTAGCTCTGGATGGTTTAACGATGCAGATGATTTCAATCGTATCGTGGGCACGGTGCATTGGCTCCTCAACAATCAAGACGCGGCTTTTGGGATATACCAGAAGATCGAAGCTATTGCGGGATCAATCCAGAATACTATTCTCGGGCTGATTAACGATCCGGCTATTGGTACTATACTCCGCGAACATCGAGAGCAAATTGACGAATACATCTTTGGTAATCGTAATCGGAATGAGGCTATTCTGCGCACACAGAGGACGCTTAACGTGCGTTTAGGGGACACTCAGAGCGGACTTCGTGCACAACAAGCTCGCCCACTGGGGGCCGATATTGTTTGGGTAACAAATGATGGACGTATACTCGGGCGCAACGAGCCGGTACCTCCTCTCGCTACTCCAGTATTAGCTAATCAAGCCGCTGCCCTTGCGAATCAAAGGGCGTTAAACAACGCCTTCAATCAACTAGCGCCAGTTACGCAACCCGCCGAGCCTGATGATCACGAAGAAGAAGAGGAGGAGGAAGATAACGATGTAGTGGATTGGGATATGGATGATAACGGTATTCAGCCAGCGCCGGAGTTCTAATACGATATGCAATATTACGATCCAGCAGATATCCGACGAGATTATCTCGACAGCTATTTAGTTAGTCCGTACGACGGTTCAGTGCGTCTACTGGCCGATGTAAATCGACAAGGAGTGTGTACACTTCAAGGCAAATCGGACAATCAGACCGTACGTGCCGACGAATTGGACTGGAAGCACGTGGGGATTCCTCGTCTCGGATATCGCAACATTACGTCACGTGGCAAGGATTTGGTGTACTTTCAGCGCAAAGTGGGGCGCAACACGTACAAGGGCCTTAACCACCAGACAGTGGCCACAATTCTCGTTCCGCAAGTTCAAGGCACGATGGCAGAATTGGCTATTGACAGCGCCGATTACCGTGTGTTGCCTAGTCAAGGATGGGCCTTTAATCGAGCTGAGGCCATCTTTAAGCCTGATTTTGTGCCGAACGTGGCTGAAGCAGTTATTGTTCTCGAATCGAACGGATTCGCGACAGGCTTTGCTCTCAATCCCGATTTGGCTATTGTACTTGGACCGCGCAAGCACAATGCGTTCGTTCTTTTGTGGAAGCAGCACGTGGCCGCTACGTCGCCGAACGGCGAGAGGTGGCGAGTATCGTCTCTTCCGTTCCGCGATATCTTGTCTCGCCAACTAAAGGATATTTTGTATGCAAAGTAATACTGAAGAAAAGAAAGCACCGCACGTCGTAGCCGTTTATGGCTCTCTCAAGAAAGGGTTTGGGAACCATCGACGCTTGGAGACTTCTAAGTTTGTGGGTACGGCAATGATTCCGGGTACCTTGTACTCGCTTGGAGCTTTCCCCGCCATTACTCTCGAAGGCAATACGGATGTACACGTGGAGTTGTACGAGGTCGATGATCCGACTCTCGAAAGCTTGGACCGTCTGGAAGGTCATCCGAGCTTCTACACGCGCACGGAAGTCACGGGATTCAAAGGCTACGATGGCCGGGCGTACATCTATGCCATGAAACCGGATAGTTACTATCTACGTGAAGAAAACATCGTCAAGAGCGGCAACTGGGAGCGTTAACACGTGGGAAATTTCATTGGTGATCTTGTAGGACAGCCAACCCACAGACCACAATTACCCGATCCATCCCTTAGCCTTCCTCTGGCTAAGATTGGCATCGAGATAGAAGTGGAGGGGTGGGATGGGCAAAGGATCAACTCCTCATTGTGGCAAGATAAGGAAGATCACTCGCTTCGCGGAGCGTCGCGGGAGTTCGTCACATCTGGTCGCGGATTGGTGGGTTTGGAAATATCCAAGGCCTTGGAGGTTTTTGTAGACCACGCCAAGAGTCACGGATACACTAACGGGTATCCACGAGCAGGTATCCACGTCCACTTGGACGTAACTGACTTGGATATGGAATCCGGACAGTTGGCGAGCTTTGTTGCCACGTATCTATTGCTCGAACACGTGTTCTTCGGCTACGCTGGCGATTGGCGTAACTATTGTTGTTACACGGTTCCGATGAATTTGGGCCAGAACGACTTTGCGTCTATCGGACGTGCTCTATTCGACAAGAACCTCCCCAATCATCACGTGGTAGATTTGTTGTCACGGTGTTCAAAGTATCAAGCACTTAATTTGGAGTGCATCACAAGATACGGTACTGTGGAATTCCGGCATCTGCCGACTACGTTTGAATACGACCGTATCTTCACTTGGATTCGGATGATCCTTGCGGTTAAAGCAGCAGCTTTAGCGCAGAGCGGTTCACTCGATCCGTTGAGTACACTGAGCCGTAGTGGAGTACACGATTTCGCTATCCAAGTATTTGGTACTGACTTGTACGAAAAAGTTGCTAAGTACTTGGATGCATCGGAAGCGTGGAAAGCCGTTGACAACGCGCAACTGTTGATGGCTCACGGTAATGTACTCGGCCCAACAACGCCCGGAAGCTGGGAAGATATCTCAGTTGAGGCCAGTGAAGTCTTGAAAACCAAGGCAAAGAAGATCGAGAAGTACAGAGCTAGTCGTACGTCCGGAAAGAAATTGGATAAATCACTTGAACAAGAGTAATCCGGCTACGCCGGTAGGAGGATAATACCATTTGTGGCATAGTCGGGCTTATATCTAACGGCAAGACGACGGGGAAACTCGCTAGTTCCCTGAATGATTTCATTCGACAGTCAATGGTGGTCGGCGCGTTGCGTGGAAAAGACTCCACCGGCATGTTTCAAGTTTCGGATAAGGGCGAAGTAAATCACTTCAAACTTCCGTACGAGGGGTGGATTTTTGCTATGCATCCGGCTGCTATGAAAATGTCGGCGTATGCAGACGACTCGTTCGCAACTATCGTACATCATCGGGCAGCTACATTTGGTCAAGTGTCCCACGCCAATGCACATCCGTTCACGCACCGTGTCGGCGATCGCAGCGTTATCGGTGTTCACAACGGCAGCTTAAGCTCTATTGCATACCGGTACGATGACTTGTCATTCTCGGTTGATTCCGATCTCTTGTATTACAAGATAGCTAAGATGGGCGGTAAGGCGGCTATCGAGGATTCCAAGGGAGCCATGACTCTCGTGTGGTATGAGAACGATGGCAAGATGCGAATCTACAGCAATGGATTGCGGCCTCTTGCGTGGAACTACGTACCGAAAGAAGAAGTGATGCTCCTTGCATCGGAAGATTCGATGCTCCATCATTTGTGCGACCGAAACGATATTCCGCTCGAAAAGACAATGTGGATTCCGCAAAAGGACACGTTGTACATCATCGATCCAAACAACGTCCGCCAGTGGGAATCGGAAAAGATAGACGATTCCAAGACCACCTACAGCGTAGCCGCACGTCAGAACTGGGGGGCTGACAACACGACGCAACGCCCTTTATCGCTTGCTCCCCCGAGGAATGGGAAGAACAATTCCGAATCAGCTACGGCTACGGGCGGGATTATTGAACAGGAATTGGAGCCACGGCGGCATCAAGAGACGTATCAAGGAGAGCCTTTATATAAGGGATACGATGAGCTGAAACAGATGTTCGGCCTAGTATCATCGAATGAAGTTATCTTTGCTCCGTTGCTCCCCTCTGCGCAACCGCCGTCTAAATGGCAGCAGTTGATTGGTCAGGCTATCTGGCGAGACACAGACGGCCAAGACCACAAGTGCTTAAGTTTGATGACGAACGTCGACGAAAGTACTCGGGAAATTATCTACGAAGCCGCCGAAGCTAAGGGCGAAATTCGCGCCCGGCCCATCAATACGTGTTTGATTCGTTCCAACAAAGCCGGCGCGATGTCTGTGCGTATTCTCGTGCTTATGCGTCCCCACGATACTCGCTATGTGCCCCTAGATGATGTTCTAGGACAGTCCACAGATGATTCACCGGAGCTTATCGTGCCGGGGCCTAAAGGCCACATGAGCATAGCTGCGTTCAAGCAGCAGACGAAAGATGGATGTACTCTGTGTTGTGGGGAAATTCCCGTTGCCGAAGCTATTGCTGGCGAAGCTAGTTGGGAGCCTAACAGTGGTGGTGGCGTGGATTGGCTGTGCGCCGATTGCACCGCCCGAACTAACCTTGATTTAGCCTTTCCGGGCTATAAGGGATACGTATGCCAAGAGTAGGTGAGCAACATCATTTGCCAAAGAGATTCACACAACAAGCAGAGCAGCGAAGGATTAAGCCTCCACATATAGAACCGCACGCAGGTCCTTACATATTCCACCAACCAGTCCAGAAGCCGGCCCCGCAGCGTAGAGATAAATATAGTGCTTTTTATCGATGGTATCTAGGCCACATAGGTCAGCGTGTACCTTGGGATGAACGTACGTACAACGAAGCCATGCAAGAAGCTGGAGTTGAACCGCGAGCCGTTAACATGGCTGATTTGAATAGAGCCGCTCAAGCTCTTAGACCGGCTGTTCAACCCCAAGCTGCGGAAAATGCGGAGCAAGGTATTAATTTCGCGGCCTTAGATCAAATAGGTCAACCTGCTCCACTACGTCCACCGACTCCAGCAACTGCCAGCGGAAAGGTTCCTCCGGATGATTTCTACCTATACTGGTCAGAATCTCTGTTGCCCGGCAATTGTGGAATGCGAATCCTTAACGGGTTCAATGGCTACAAAAGGCACTATGTCAAGACGCCGGGTGGATTTCCGTACGCCCGTAACGTGACGTGCTCTATAGAAGAACTTTGGGCTGAACTCGATAAGAAATTCGCGCTTAAGGACACGTGCGTAGGTCAAGTTCTAATCACTGATAAAATCAGTAGCTACGAATCTCCGTTTAAGCCCGATCAAGTCTTCACAACATTACGAGCTGTACACATTGTACAGTACATCCTAGCTCGTAAACTCGGGACGGTATTTCGCTGTGCGGTTACACGTAATCCCCGTTACGCGGATCACATCATCGTGTCGTGGATTTGGATTCCTAATCCGACGTGGCTTGCGAAGTGCGATCCGAAAGTGTACAATGAGCCGAAAGAATTTGATGCTTATACGCAGAAGCTGGTCGAAGAAACTGGTGCTTTAGATGTTCTTTCTCACGAACAGTGGATCAACGATAATGTTATATGGCCGCCTCCGGCAGCTACGCAGCCTAATGCACCATAGACATGGCTGCTACCCGAGAAGCAATAAACGACCTCAAAGTTGTCGGAATGGGGCTGGCGTACGACGAACAGCAATCGGGCTTGATATGCCCGTTCTGCGGCGGAGGTATGTCACGTGAGAAGTCTCTATCTATCAAACGAGACACATCGAGCCTCATCTACATCTGCCACCGAAACAGTTGTGGAAAAAAGGGAAGTCTTCCAATGACTGTTACCGCCGAATCGGTACGTTTTCTTCCCGACGTAGCGGCTGTAGGCAAGCACTTGAGTGAGATACAAGCTAGACGCTCTCTTCTGCCTGACTTTCAGTTCGAGGCCCTTCCGCAATTTGCCCGCGAGTTCCTCAAGGAATCATATGGTTTATCCGATGAGGAGATTGCTCGTGGTCGTTTGATGTGGATCACCAACAAAAAACGATTGTGGTGCCCCATCTACACGATGGACAAACGCTACGTTGGCGGTGTATCTCGATTGATCGACAAGTCACGGGCTAAGACTGAACCAAAGGCCTTGACGTGCGTGGTCAACCCGACTTACGGAACAACTGCGTTCTACATCCAAGAGGTAAAGAACGACAAGGATGAGATTTGGTTGGTTGAAGATCAGTACTCGGCCATGCGTCTATCGAGTACAGTGAACGCGGCGGCTTTGCTCGGTACGAATATCAGCGAGAGTTTGATCGAAAACCTTCTCATGTCCGGTGTTCGTAATGTAACCTTGTGTTTGGACAAAGATGCCTCATTTAAGGCTATGAAGTACCACAACAAATATGGTCAATTGTTCACAACGTTCAAGGTAGCTTTTCCGCCACGAGATATCAAAAACATGAGTGAGAACGAACTAGACCGCTTCATCTACTTGGACACATAATTTGAGCGTTGAAAAAAGATTAGTAGCCGCGTGCCTCAAATCTCGGGAAGCTTTTGGGATCATAGACAAGACTGTAAACAAGGAAGGCCTTACCCCCTATGCCTCCTATCTCATTGATTTATCTAGAGATTTCTATGCTCGGGATAAAGAGGCGAAGGCTATCGACCTCGGCTACATCGACGAAAAGTTAAGCATCGATTTTGACACACCAACTAAGGTAAACACCTATCGTGGATTCGCACATGAAGCATTCTCTCTCGATCTCTCTGCAATCAACGTCGCCGCCGTTATCTTTGAAACCACAAAGAAAGAGAAAGCGACGCAACTTGCGCAATCACTACTCAACGGTGACGAAGCCCCGAAACAACTTGAGCTACTTTCGGATCACCTAGAGCTACTGGAAGTAGGTGCAACTACTATCGATGATGTGTTGTCTACAGACGACACCGAAGTCATCAACAACTTGCCCGTAGTCGAAGCTAACGCTTCTCTCAATCCGACTGGATTGATCCGCATCGGGTCTAAAGTGATGACGGAATATCTCGGAGGCGGAGTATCGCGTGGGGACCACATCATTATCTTCGGAAGGCCGGAGATTGGCAAAGACGCCATGTGGCACACAATAGTTCGTGGGCTTGTACTTCAAAAACTACCGGGACTTGTATTTCAAAATGAAGATGCCATTCGCAAAACAGTTGGGCGCTTTCAAGGATGCCTTAGCGGTAAAGTTCTTTTGGATCGGCTTAAGGAACCAGATGAAACACAAGCAATTCTCGACAAGCGCGGGTACAATCTCGCCACCTTCATCTCCATCGCCCCCGGCTCCGTACAACAAATCGACCGCTATTGCGAACAATTTAATCCCGTGTGGATCGTCGTCAATCAACTCCGCAATCTCTCCAGTGCTTCGGAGAATCGCACTAACCAGTTGGAGGCTATCGCCACAGGCTTGCGCAATATTGCTAAAAGACGGAACTGTCTTGTACTGTCGGTTACCCAAGCCGGAGATTCCGCCTCGAATAAACTAGTTCTCGACATGGGGGACATTGACAGTTCCAACACTGGCATCCCGGCACAGGCCGATCTTATGGTTGGTATCGGGTGCAACGAGGAATTTGAACGCAACGGTTTACGTATGATCTCGTTTCCGAAGAACAAGATGAGTGGACAGCACGTTCACTTTCGTATGAAGTTCAATCCACTTCTTTCACTGTATGAGGATATTTAACGAATATCTGATTGACCGTTCTACCTTCATGCCAACGCCCTAACGGGCTTACGAGGATATCTAATATGGATGGTAAGTGTCTCAAGTGCTATGTGTGGGGAGTAGTGGTTAACGCCATTATCACGTTCATTCTTCTTTGCATTCTTATGCCTTCAGCTCACGCCAATGTTGGTGATGATACGTGCAAGTTCCACGATGAAGATTCGTTGAGTGCGTACAACGCCCACAAGCAGCACGATATAATCTTCCGCAACGGGTTTGAAATTTACTGTGATGACGACAACGACGAGGATTAAACCATGACTGTAGGTGACGCTCTTTTCTACATCTTTATTCTTTGGCTGATATTCGGAGACCATGACAAATGAAAACGATGATCGGTTTCTTGATGTTGATAGTTCCCATACTAATACTTGTCTACGTCGAACAAGGCTGGTATGGAATTCTAGCCACTCTTGTAGGAGTCGGTATTATTGCGTGGATCGCATGTGCATTGTGGTTCATTATTGACGGATGATTAATCGTGAAACACAATAAGCTAAGCTTCATTATTCACTTCGCTCTACGCAATCCACAAACCTTGAAGTATTGGGATATGCCCGCATATAAGGATACCGGTTTGCCGTACCCACAAGGGGTATGGGTAACGTTCATCGATCAGAAAGAATAGTGACGTGCCATGATCCATCTTCAGCACATTCTGTGCAACTCGTGCTTAGCTAAAGTGTGGAAAGCTAAGGGCATGGAGATAGAATATCGAGAGCGACACTCTCGGACGTGGAACAAAGTACCGGAGGGATTTACCGATTGGAGCAACGAGATGTTGCTCTTTCGATCAAAGCATGTTAATACGAATCAACAATAAAAACATGGATTTGGAAGACGTCGTGGAAGAAACACTAAAGCAACTCGATGATCTAGAATTACCCGAAGATTGGGAGTTCGAGAACTATGACAGTTGATGAACTGCGTAAATCTCTCAAAGATGTGCCCGGCGACATCATAGTCGCAACTGATGGTTATTTTGGAGAACTGGGCCGCGAACTGGAAAGCGTTACTGTTAAGGTAGTTCCTATTAGCGTATTTGACCGAAAACTCGGTAACGTTCGGATTTTATGTTTAGATGGAATGCCGGTAAGCTACGACGAGGAACCAGACTGGTGAATAAGTGTGACATTGAAGAAGTAAAGTTTCAGGCGAGACAGAAGTTCCTTAACGAGCTGTCCAAAGACCCGTCGAAGTGGAAAAACGAAGATTATCTGTACTGCTCCGACTTCCGAGCTAACTTAGACGAATGGAAAATCTCTGTACACGAGTTTGGAGACGGCCCTCAGGTCTTCGTCCTTGGTATAGGATACACCCAAATAGCAGTGGTGCGAGACGAAAACGATGAGGTCGCAGTTGCTATAAAAACTATCCGTAAGTGGCACAAAGACAAACAAGATCAAAAGAGATGTGAGAGATTGCAAAGAGCTATACAAGAGTCGTGCCAAAAGATACAAGCTGTTCTAAACCCTCCCAAAGAGCCGGAGGTTAAACATTGGTGGAACTTTCTACGTCTTTCGAGGTCTAAGGCAGAAAAGCCTACTGATACATAGAGATACATAAAGAGCACATCTGCTGCCTTTACTGATTGGCCTCTAACTTCAGAAGCCGCTACGCTGCTTGATCCGCTAACGCCGATCTGCGCAGCTAACATCTAGATTGAACTTTCTACATTAACCGTTGTCTAAGGACATGTATCATGGATACTAACGTACAATCAATCGTTAACGACATTCTCGCAAAAGCTATCCAGACTGCCGCAGCTACTGGAGATTTTCTCAAGGAGCAGATTCCAGAAGTAGTCACACAACTGCTTAGATGGTCTATTGCCGAACATGCGGTGTGGATCGTGCTATCCTCAATTGCTCTTATTATTTCGTGGAAATTTTGGAAGTTTGGTAAAAAGCTATTCACACAATACGATTCTTACTTTCCCATCTTCTTTGCTACCACTGGATCAACAATCCTTCCGGGAATATGTTTTGTATACCATAGTTTAGGTCTACTTAAGCTCTTGATTGCTCCAAAGCTCTGGCTTTTGGAATACGCTGCTCACCTTATCGGAAAATAAATATGACCAAATATCTCTTCTCGCTTGTACTGCTCTTCGCGCTTCACTACGCTCACGCAGATACTCTTCAGTTCTGCTCGGCTTCTCCAATCGCTGCCGCATCATCTACACCGAACTACACGGAGACTCTATCGTCAACCGGAGTTATCGCATCCGGGGCCTGTGGAACACCTCCTCCGGTGTGCACAAAGCCGTTCGTGGTGCCTAATGGTGTCGGGGGTAACTACACTCGATGGGCGACTACTACGTCGGTTAATTATTTCGGCTTGGGTAACATTACCGTAGATACCACAAAGTACGACTCGATCTTCGGGCAGAAACCTACTCCCGAGACGTGGCCCGGAAACAGCGGAATCACGGCGGTACTTCCGGTACCTATCAGTAAGTACCTATCGGCGATGTTTACAGTGCCATCTGGCTACATGGCTAATGCGCCGGCCAATCGTGTAGGTGAGTACCTTGTGAACGCATCATCGTTCGGCGGTGCGGGGATCAGTGCCACAATCAGTACATGTCCGGGAGACTTTAGTAATCCGGCTGCACCCGGCAGCACGGTTGTAGCCGGTTGTTGGGGTAACAAGGTGCGCGGTGGTGGCCGCTTATTGTTTTGGGAACCGCCGCAGCACGTGTCGCCTAGCTGCGTGTTGAAGGACGGGGCCACGTACTATTTGAATATCATTAATGCGGATATCTCTACGGTAGCGCCTAATGGCGGTGGCAAGGCCACAAGCACAACGCCCGGCGCACGATGCACTACATCGTGTAGCGACCCAGTAGCTAACTACATCTTTAACTAGGCCATGACCGCCTCACCCCGCAGCCTTGTCGCACCAGTGGTGCCGGATGGCTTTGTGTTGATCGAGCGCATTGCCGTCGAGAACTTCGCACGGTCAACGGACGTGCCGCGATTCAAGCGCATGTGCGAAGCGGCTTTATCACGACCAGCGCAGCCGAGTAGTGAGCAGGAGAAGTAATCTATAGAAGAACTTCCAGCAACTGCGTTGCATGCACCCGTCAATGACGGGCTGCCGCGCTTTGTCGCGGAACCGAATCCAGATATCTTCAACACGGGGCGCGGATTAGTCTGCGACTTGGAAACAACTAATAGTGACTTCGGTTCTCCGCACAACTTAACGAATAGAATCATTCTCTCGTGCTTCGCGCCCTTTCAATCGGGCGCTCTTGCTGGCCCCATAAAGCATACGTGGGGCGGAGAGAACGAGCAACAAGAATTGGTATCGGCCATTAGGGCCAGCGACTTTTTAATCGCGCACAACGCGAAGTTTGAATTGGGATGGCTGCGACGATGCGGCCTAGATTTGCGAAAGGTGTTGGTATACGACACCATGCTTGCTGAGTGGGTATTGCTCGGCAACCAAAACCATCTAGGTTTATCCCTCGAAGCCTCTGTCGAGAGACACGGCGTCGGAGTGAAAGAGCACATAGGCTCACTCCTCGTCCATCGAGCAGCAGTTGAAACAACTTCGATTCCGAAGAATTGGTTACTCGACTACTGCCGCACCGACGTAGACGTCACAGCACGTCTAGCCCAACGCCAACTTCAACTACTCAACGAACGAAAGCAGCTTCACCTTGTTTACCAACGCGGCCTAGCGTGCGCGTGCCTGACGGATATAGAGTTCAATGGTCTTCGGCTCGATAAGGAAGCCGTATTCACTGAGCACTCGAAGGTTCTTAAGGAATACCTTGAGACAAAAGAGAGCTTGGAAACATACGGTGACGTTAACTGGAAAAGCCCCAAGCAAGTTACCGAGTTCCTCTACGATGTTCTTAAGTTCTCCGAACCGCTTGATCGCCGAGGAAATCCCCTACGAACAGCAACTGGAAATAGATCGGCATCTGAGGAGGCAATCTCTTCGCTTGTACCGCGCGACGAGCGGCAGCGAGAGTTTATAGGTCTATTCAAGAAAGCGGCTAATCTTAATGCCAAGCTATCTAAAACCCTAGACTTCTTCAAAGGAGTTTGTGAACACTACGACTCAACATTCTACGGAAACCTCAACCAAGGAACCACCGACAGCCACCGACTCTCATCCAGCGGACGCTCTGTACTGGTACCAACAGCGGACAAAGATGGAAAAGTCAAGCCCAAAAAGAAAGGCGTGCAGTTCCAAAATCAGCCTAGAGAATACAAAAGGCTCATTAAAGCAAAGCGAGAAGGATGGTACGTTATAGAAGCCGATTTCGCACAGCTTGAATTCAGAGCGGCGGCGGAATTAGGCAACGATCCAGTAGCACGCAAAGAGATTGTAGATCACGCCGATGTACACAGTATCACGCGAGACTTCCTGCGTGCCCGCGGAGAGAAGCTACCCAAAGATGACAAGGAAGCTAGACAAGACTCGAAGGAATACACCTTCAAACCATTATACGGCGGTGGTGCAGGATCAAAAGCGGTAAGGGAATACTGCCAATTCTTCCGTAAGAAATATAATGCCTTATATGAAACTCAAGTAGGTTGGACTAACGAAGTACTACTAACCAACAAGTTAGTTACTCCATACGGGATGATTTTCTACTGGCCCCACACTAGGGTTAGTGCATCCGGGTACATAGACCACACTACGCAAATCTTCAATCTGCCCTTACAGGGTGTGGCGACTGCGGAGATTGTTCCGTTAGCTCTAGTGTGCTTCTGGCACAGGACTAAAGACCTAGAGTTGGAGATAACTAACACGGTCCACGATTCAATCGTGGCCGAGGTAAGTGAAAAGGATGCTCAAGAAGCGGAGGAAGTTGCGGAACTTTCCATGACTTCTGATGTCTATATGCTCCTTAAGAAACTGTACAACTACGAGTGGACTGTACCACTAGATGTAGAAGTTAAGATAGGAACTAGGTGGGGCTTGGATGATGCGAGATAAATGGATATCTAGGCTTATGATGTACGATAGACTAGAACCTTTATCTGAAGAAAGCAAGTCCGCTAGAGTGGTATTGATAGATACTTTTAATGATACCGTAGCTTATGACGGCACCAAAGCCTTGTTTGAAAAGTGCCTAGAGAAAAGATATTTTCTTGTTAGGCCCAAAAACGAATAAGGTATAGGAGAGATATCATCCGAATAGTAGCGACTAGTGACACCCATTTCCCGTTCAAGACAAGTCTGATCCCCAATGGCGATGTGTTTATACATGCCGGGGACTTCATGTATTCTGGCTACGTTGGCGAATGGTACGACCGGCTCCAGAGCTTCAAAGACCTAGACCACAAGCTGAAGATACTTGTCGGGGGCAACCACGACAGACATTTGGAAATGTACTCCGGCCCGGCATGCGCAGAACTACGAGACACAGCTGGTGTATATGTTCTTGGGGCTCCACGCAAACAAGCTAAGCTCACTCTGCCCAATGGAATGACTGTACTAGGCTTGCCGTTCGTATCAGGATTGCCTCTGTGGAGTTTTGATCGTGGTGAGGAATGGTTGTGGGACTACCTAGATGGCCAAGGTCGTGTAGATATCGTGGTAAGTCATTCTCCGCCAGCCGGCATCATGGATAGTGACGGAAAAGGCCATTACGGAATCAAGGCCTACCGAAAGTATTTGAGCAAGTTCCAACCCAAGATTTGGATTTGCGGCCATGTCCACGAAGCGTACGGACGGAAAGAAGTAGAGGGCTGCATGTTCTATAGTGCGGCTATGTGTAACGAAGATTACAAGCAAGTGAACGAACCTTTTGTTATTGACGTATAAGAAGGATATAAATAAACGATGAGTGCAACTGTTATTAACGGCCAAGTAGAACGCGTAGTAGAGAAGCAAGGTAAGTTTGGGGCTATGTTTAGCTTGCTTGTCAACGGTAATTGGTATGGTACTGGTAAGACTAGTGGCGGTGTAAAGCCCGGAGACTATGTTGAATTTGCTGCCGAAACGAACGCCCGTGGATTTACAGACGTGGTTAAAGGGACCCTCAAGCCTGCTCCTGCGCCTGCAGGTAAAACTGCTTCTGTGGCAGCTCCGGCTGCTAGCTCGAATAGCTACGATTCTCGGCAAGATAGCATCGTCTTCCAGTCAAGCCGAAAAGATGCCCTAGCCTTCGTAGGCTTGCTGCTTACGGCTGGTAAGCTCGATTTTGGAAAGGCCAAGGGTGCGGATGCTATTGCAGTGCTTGAGGCTTACGTGGATAAGTTCACTGAGCACTTTGTGGCTGAAGCCAAGAGCGGCGAACCCTATCCATCGCAAGCGGACGATAAAGCTGCTGCCGAAGCTCGTGGCGAAATCGAAGCAGATCGCATCCCGTTCTAAGATGGAACACGATGAAGCGATCTTTTCATACGGACAATACGAAGTATGGGTCAATGACGAGAGTTACGACCAATCCAAATACGATGTGGTGAACATCTCAACGGATGTAGTTGAACACACTACAGAGGTCTTGCACCAAGCTATCCGTGTTGCCAAGATTTATGACACGGCTCTCAATGAGGCTATGAAGTGGATTCCAAACAATATGAACTGGGCGGGTGTAAACACGGCTGCTGCTCCTGATGTCCACTAAAGACACTACGGAAGCTCCGTCTATCTTCTCGGACGGGCGCTGGACCTTCGACTTTGAATGTGAGTGGCTGCACTTGCAGTCACTTACCTTAGCTAACTTGACGTTCGTCCGGTTGCCCCACATCGGGGCTATCGGCTACCACGTAGCTTTGATGGGCTTTGTATTCACGGGGACGTACGTCTATGACACAAAGCCGATGGAAGCGTTGAAGGCTAAGATTGAATCCATTGTAAACAAGCATAAGGACACAACCACCACGGATGACAGTAGTCAAAAATAACACCCCTTGGTCCAGCGTAGGATATCTCGTTGCGAAAAGAACGTACTGCCGACGACTCGATGACACAGCCGTTGACTCTAAAACTGAAGAGTGGAGTGACGTTGTACATCGAGTTGTCCGAGCGTCTAATGAACAGCTTGGATGCGGTTTTGACGAGGCCGAAACACAAAGGCTCGTGGCCCACATGCTGTCTCTACGGGGTTCTGTCGCAGGACGCTTCTTGTGGCAGCTCGGTACGTCTACAGTTGATCGGCTCGGCCTAGCATCCCTACAGAATTGTGCGTGTGTCTGCGTAGACGAACCAGTGCGACCGTTCACGTGGGCTATGGATTTCTTGATGTTGGGGTGTGGAGTCGGATTTAACATTCAGAGAGAGTATGTATACAAACTACCCCGAGTACGAGAAGACTTTGCACGACCTGTGCGACACGACGAAGCGGGGAGTGAATTTATTGTGCCTGATTCGCGAGCGGGGTGGGTTAAACTGCTTGAGTACACTCTGCGCGCCGCCTTTGAAAAGGACGCTAAGCGTGGATTCACCTACTCGACACAACTTGTACGAGGCGCAGGAGCAGCAATTAAAGGATTTGGAGGAACTGCTTCCGGACCTGAAATCTTGTGTGACGGAATTGGAAACATATCTGGAATTCTTGAAGGAAGGAAGGGAAAACAACTCCGCCCCATAGATTGTCTCGACATAATGAACATCATCGGCTCTATTGTCGTAGCCGGCAATGTTCGTCGATCCGCTCAGATAGTAATAGGAGACATGGATGATTTTCAATATATCCGAAGCAAACGATGGGACCTCGGAGGCATACCTAACTGGCGAAGTAACAGCAACAACTCGGTGGTTTGCAATGACTTTAGCCTTTTGCCCGATGAAATCTGGCGCGGTTATCTCGGAAACGGCGAGCCATTCGGACTTATTAATCTCCGACTTGCCAGAAAAGAGGGACGAACTGGCGAACGCCATTATCCTGATAAGGAAGTTATTGGATTCAATCCGTTAAAAGCTAGCGGCCTAAACTAGTAATAGTTTTTGAAGTAATCAATCTAAAAACGGCGAAAGTCCAGAACGGACAATACCGTGCTAACCCGATATGGGCTGTGTAACGACTATGGATAAGAAACAGTTAACAAAGTTGGTATCGTTTTTTACGATGGGTGATGGCGGAGTTTATCCCGTAGGGAAAGAACACGCTTTCATTATGAACATGCGAGAAGTTAATCTGGATTATATAGATTGGGTAAATTCTGTGTTACAGGAAATTACTCGTAGCAGCTATAAAAAGATTCCAGATTATAATACAGACGGCTATACACGTGCGCCTTTAGTTAGACTTCAGACAGCCAGTCATCCTTTTTTCTCAGACATGAGGAATAGGATTTACACCGGTAAGTATAAAGGCCTCGATCCGCACGCACTTAAACTACTAGACGCCGAAGCTTTGGCTATTTTGTATATGTGCGATGGATGTCTACGTATAGAACAGCCTAATGATAAAAAACGTCTGGTTACGCCTTCTCCTAATGTGACTCTTAATCTCAAGCGCCTGTCCTATGGCGATCAGTGGCTCCTTAAAAAGGCCTTAAGAGATAATCTTGGATTAGAGTGGAACATTAATAGGCATTACGAGTACTACTATCTCCGTCTTCGTAACAAAGATGTTTCGGAGTTTATGAGACTTGTTACGCCCCACGTTCTCCCCAGCTTTGAATACAAAATAATCCGTACGATTGGCTCCGAGAAATCGGATGATGATATAGTCTGTTCTATTGAGGAATCAATAGAGTCTGCCAGAAATGAGCAGGCCGCTCTATGAGCGTAACAATTAAGGTGCAGAACAATCCTTGGCCAATTATGAAACTTGTTGCCTTGCTGAAATCTTCCTTCCCAACGTTGAAAGTAAAGAACAGCTACTCGACACCGCAACGTTGTTGTATCGTGTCTGCAAGCACAGCCTGAATCTTCCGTGCCACAATAAGGAGACTGAAGAAGTTGTACACAAAAACCAGCGAATGGGTATCGGAATTACGGGATATCTTCAAGCCTCTGACGAACAACGGTCGTGGCTATCTGAAGTATATACTAAACTCCGAGAGTTCGACGCTGTGTATTCCGGACTTCGGGGGTGGCCTACTTCAATTAAGCTTACTACTGTTAAACCCTCCGGGACTCTCTCTCTTTTGCCCGGTGTTACACCCGGCGCTCATCCGGCGTACGCGAGATATCTTTTGCGGCGGATACGACTCAGCTCTAATAGTCCCCTCGTTGATACCATACGAGAGAACGGATACCGAGTTGAATTTAGCCGTAATTTCGACGGATCAGAAGACCATTCCACTGTGGTTGCCGAGTTCCCTTTCTCCTATCCCGAGAATACGAAACTGGCTAAAGACATGTCCGCACTTGACCAATTGGAAGTGGTTAGACGACTTCAGGCGGAATGGAGCGACAACGCAGTAAGCTGCACGATCTACTACAAGAAAGAGGAACTGGAAGATATCAAGGCGTACTTGAAGAGGCACTACAACAATAACTTCAAGAGCCTTAGTTTCTTGCTTCACCAAGATCACGGATTCGATCAGGCCCCCTTGGAAGAGATAACCGAAGAGGAGTACAACAAATTGATGAAGAAAGTGACGTTGATTACCTCGGTTGATAATGCCGAGTTCGACTCCAATGATGAGTGCGCTTCGGGCGTCTGCCCGATTAAATGAATGCTATCAGGTGCCTTGCTTTGTCTAGCAATGGTAGTGAACGGGGAGGCTCGTGGAGAGCCTCTCTATGGCCAAGTAGCAGTAGCAATGGTGGTACTAAATAGAGCACATGAGACAAGACGACCGATATGCGAAGAGAGCAGACGCCATGCTCAGTTTGTTAGACGATCTAGTAAAGCACTGGATGGATCGAAGTATGCCGCAGCTATTGCCGAACAACTATACCCGTACCTTCCAGCACAACTTAGAGACAACTGGTACTTTCATTCCGGCCACACTGAACCTAAGTATGGAAGATACAACCAAACAATCGGACATCACAGGTTCTATTCAAAATGAAGAGGCACAAGCCCGATAGGGCGTTGACGAGACATAACATGTCGAGGCACGATAACTCTTGGTTTGTAACCCTAACTGACAAAGAACTAATTGAGTACTGCCGCAATCCACCAAAGGATTGCGAGTTTACGGAACTAAAAATAGCGGCTGATATACTGGCCATACGATACAAATATCTTCTAGAGGATACTAAAGACCTATGAAAATGGAATCACATTACATTAGTGACGAAATTGAACGAATCGAGTCAACAATTGAACGTAAGCAGAACTTTATCAACACTGTGCAGAGAGAGATTGATCTACTGGTGATCCAGAAGAGCGCCCTCATTGACGCCTTAGAGAAGACTGCCTAAGTGAGTATCGGTAGTGATCGAGACCGAAGTCGGATAGAACCCGATCCCAAAGACTGGCTCCTCGATGCCGATGACTTTGCGGAGCTGATGGATGACATTAGTCAGGTAAAAGTCAACAGCGATTACGACGTTCCGTACACAGCCGGATATTCTGAAGATGGCCAAACTATCTACATCGATAGCCAAGTGCCTAAGACTATCCGAGTGCGTAAGACGAATGATCGTCTCAACTTCATAGAGGTTGACTTGTACAAGAGTTTCACGGTCCACGAGATGGCCGAGAAGTCGCTAGAGGCTAGTCCGTACTTCTGGAAGTATTCCATTGCTCACGAGGCAGCTCTACGTCTAGAGAGGTTGTATGTGGAGTCTACTGGCGCCGATTGGAACGACTACAACGAGCAGACGCTTCGTATTGTCGATGAAATCCTTAACAGGGCTAAGTATCCCAACTGCCCACCAGATTTGGACATTGGTCCGTACATTGACTGTGACGATGACGATACCCTAGCTAAGATGAAATCCGAGAACGGACGAGACTTCGATGCTGAAGAGGACGAAGAGAATGCCTGAAAGCCGGGTACAGATGACGAGAACGAAGAACCGGATAATGACGAGGACGACAGCTGATGTTTGGTGATAAGGCACGACGCATAGAAGAACTAGCAACATTGCTGACCCATACTCGGCTTATGAAGGATTACTACGCTGAGCGGAATCTAGTTCTTGAGAAAGAGTTGCGAATAACCAATAAGGCGTGTCGCAACAAGAAGAAACTCTCTAAGGCCCTGCACGAAGCTAACAAGAAGATAAAGCAGCTAGAGGCGCAACTAAAAGACTCGTCTCTGCGTCCAGTGCAAGTGTGGCACACATTCGATATAAATGCCAAGCCGCCTAATTGCGACGGTATGGAGGTAACGAGTCCATGAGTGCCGTGATAGGCCTTGTGGACTCCTAGCCGACATTTTACTTTATCGCGCGGGCTTTGCAACGGAAAAGGTACGTAAAGTCACTGATGACAACGGTACTGAGCACCTAAGAGACGTGCAGCCCGTCAACTTCGCGTACCACAATGTAGATACAGTTGTTGACAGCCTACGTGAGAAGTTCGATAAGTTGGAGTTTTATCTCACCGGCTCCGGGAACTTTCGTCACCAAATAGCGTCTATACAAGGCTATAAGGCAAATCGAAGTCCTTTCTCCAAGCCGTTTCACTACGAAGCCCTACGAGAATATCTAGTCCGAAAGTACGAGGCTAAGATTGTGGACGGTATTGAGGCCGATGATGCACTTGGAATACGACAGACAGATAGAAGTGGTGACAAGACGTGCATCGTAAGCACGGACAAGGACCTCGATATGATTCCGGGCAATCATTTCAACTGGGTCAAAGGTATCAAGTACTATGTCGAAGAACAAGAAGGACTCCGAAACTTCTACAAGCAGTGCCTCACTGGAGACCGTGTGGACAACATACCGGGAATTCGTGGAGTCGGTCCAGTTACAGCAGAGAAAATTATTGGACGACTATCTCACGAGCCTTCTATGTATGGTGCCGTTCGACGTACGTGGGCTGAACATTACCCTAGAGGTTACGAAGGACGACGGATCGATAGTGTTATCGAAGAAGTGGCACAGCTCCTCTGGATACAGCGAACAGGAAGAGAACGATGGTCAAGACCAATCTAAATAATAAGTACGTAGCCGGATTTATCTTTGTAACAGCTTTTGCTTCGCTAGGCTTTGGGTCTTTTAAGGCCGGAGAGACACACGCAGCTTGGGACATTTACACGAATGGGTTTGGTGTAACCAATCCGGGGGTGCTTCAATGTTTCGAGGCCGGCGAGTTGGTACTAGGTATCCCGAGCAAAGATGTTGCTTATCTAGGTTCAGGAGAATGGCGCTTGAAGGAACCAGACGGTAACTACCAGACATTCTCCAAGGCTGTGACAGATAGTTGCCTAGTGGTCCCTACAAGCGAAGCGTCTATTAAAGTTACTAAGGCTCCGCCGATCACTTCAGCAATGCTAATTCAACAAGGAATGCCTTTTGGCAAAGAATAAGAAGACAGCTCCGAAGGAGCGAAAAAAAAGGGCTAAGAAGCCCAAGTATAGATCGAAATTTGAGAAACGAATTGCCGATGAACTCACCGACTATCACGTAGTCTTTGCTTACGAAGGTGATAAACTTCCGTACACGGTCCCAGAGAGTAAGCACGTGTACATGCCTGATTTTAAGATTGGCGCTATGTACATCGAGTGCAAAGGTCTGTTGGACTTAGAGAGTCGAAAGAAAATGATCCTAATCAAACAGCAATATCCTGACCTAGATATCCGCATGGTCTTTATGCGTAACAATCCAATAAGGAAAGGAAGTACTACGAAATATTCGGATTGGGCAGAACAGCACGGGTTCAAGTATGCGATTGGCTCCGCACCTATTGAGTGGTTTACGGAATGAAGTACCACGATATGGGTTGGTATAGTGAATCTAATCTGCACATAAATGGTGGTAAGAAGTTCGATAGCGGTAAGGACCCAGAACATCTCTATAGTATCCCAGCCCACAAACGGCTGATGCGTGTTCTCCGCCACGGTGCTGACAAGTATGGAGAGCGCAATTGGGAACAAGGGATGGAATGGAGTCGGGTGTACGCTGCTATTGAACGGCACTTACATGCATGGCAAAACGGAGAGGACATTGATCCAGACTCTGGTGAACCCCATCTAGCCTGCGCACAAGCTGGTCTCATGTTCCTCAATCATTACGAAGAGAAAAAGATAGGCACTGACAACAGGCCACATAGGATCAATAAACATGGCTAATAATACAGAAACAGTAGTGGAAGTGAATAGATCGGACTTAATCTTCCTTCAGCGAGTCCTCGACTCGTGCTTTGCGGAAGTGGAAGCTATTGTTCGAGAAGGTAACGAGGATGAATCTATCTTGATTGAAATTGATGAAGCGCTTAATGCCGTAAAAGGGTACTTGCGATGAAAGAACTAGACAATAAAAATGAGAGTGGTTATTTGAAAGTGCAAGTAGAGATTCGTGATCCATTGAGCGCATATAGTATAACCACAGACGTAAACATAGCGTACCTAGACCCCCTGCTTACTACAAAAGAATCACTATTTGATTCCACACTGGCTAATGACTTGTTTACTGTACTGAAAGATCAAGTGCTAGCTACTTTAGACCATGCGCGGGGCTTTAATCGCGCTACAGCGGAGATGGATAGTTGAGTAAAGGGCCCCGTACGCTTGTCTTCGATTTAGAAAATTCTTTCGTCTTAGGTGGAGTCTGGGGAACATTCAACCAGAACCTTAGTCTAGATCAGATGCTCGACTATGGTACCGTACTTTGTTGGGCCGCTAAATGGCACGGGGAAAAGGGCATCACGTACCGCGACTACTACAGCGAGGATTTCCTAGAAGAGTTGTGGGTCATGCTAGATGACGCCGATGCTGTACTCACGTACAATGGGCGTCGTCACGATATTCCCCTACTTAACCGAGAGTTTATCAAAGCCGGTATGGGCCCCCCTTCTCCGTTCAAGCACATTGACTTGTACGAGACGGTGAAACGGAACTTCAAGTTCCCATCCGGTAAGATGCAGCACGTGCTAACTGAGCTAGAGCTGCCGACTAAGATAGAGCACGAGGGCTTTAAGCTCTGGGTTAAGTGTTTGGAAGGAGATGAACAGGCTTGGGCTACCATGAAGAAGTACAACATCCAAGATGTGAAAGTATTGGAGAAGCTGTACGACAAGATGCTTCCGTGGATCAACAACCATCCCAACCATAGCTTACATGCGAAAGATTTTGTGTGCCCTCATTGTGGCGGCAAGCATCTACAGTCTCGCGGAGTATATAGAACTACTGTTGGTCAATATCGTCGATACTATTGCAAAGACTGCGGCTCATGGAGCCGGGAACGGTTCACGGAACTAGACCTAGAGACACGTAAGAAGATTTTAGTGTCGACGAACATTTGATAATGGGTAAGTTCCATCCTAAGATACTAAACCGATGGGCAGAAATATACTTGAAAAAAGTGACGAACGAAGGAAAGCAGGCGGCGGATGATTACGTCCGCCGCACATTCACACAAGAAGTGATTGCGGAGCTAGCGCCAGTGTTGCAACGGAAGCGCGGTAAATGAATTCAAATGATAAGGAGTATCTACTGTCCGTATTGGACGAAGTAGTAACTACTCTGGCAGTAGTACCAGACGGAATTGGAGTCAATCCAAACATCTACAACCGCATCAGTCGGGCTATGATGTTGGTCGAGAAGTCTATAATGGAAAACGATAGTGGCGGACCGTACGTTGATCCCAGTCAAGGTGGCCTAGACTTCCATCCGTGGCAAGATCAAGTGTACAACGACGACAAAGAGGACGAAGATGACAACTAAAGCCAAGAAACTTATGGCCGATCCTACAGATTGGAGTGACCCAAAAGAAAATGCTCCGCCGACAAACGTCATGCTTATTGTGCTGACGATGCCGAGAACGGAGCTTGGGTTACCTGCCGATATCCAGATACCTTTTATCGGGTACTGGAGCGACGAGTTTGAAATCTTTTTAGATGCTCAAAATGCCGTGTGCCTTAACGAACTACACGAAATTATTGGCTATCACGTTATTACTGATTTGAAGGGTAAGACGGTTCCTGTGTTTGTCCCGGATATGGAAGAGGCTAGTTAAGAGTGGTGCATCGTTACACGGTGCGTAGGAAGTTATCGATTCCGTGACGAGCTATTGGGCTCTCCGGAAGATCAGGCGGATTGAACGCCACTTGCTCACCAGCCGCATCGGGAAGAGACGTAGCTTGCTGAATCGTAGTTAGAATATCGCCCGGTATGAAGTAGTTAGTTATCGAGCCCGGAGTCCCGTTCTTGTAACGAGGACTGAGACCGGCAGCATTGAAGGTAACGGCCCGTAAGCCAGTTGCATAAGATGCGCAGGCGGCTAATCCGCCACCCAAAGAATGGCCCACTAGAAGCAGCTCCGCCCCGAGCTGCTTTAATTTTTTGGAGAGTTCGATAGCTTGATCGTACTGAGATGTATCTAAGTTGAATGCCTGCTGAACGTCTTGAAGCCAACTAGTAACTGAAGAGACTATAGTTCCGCGAAAGGTAAGGATAAAGCTTCCATCCTCTACTCCGGACAGCATCGCACCAAAGCAATCTTTAGGCTCGTATCCAATCAAAGGATAACGAGCTAAGAGCCCACCATCTTTATTGGTGTATGCTATACGGCACTCTTGGGCTGCTACGACTACTTCGGGCGGAAGCTTATCGAGAACTATTGCCATTATTGTTTCTCGAATCTACGGGGAAGACTTTATCCTCTATACGACTCAAGCGACGGGCAATGTCTGCAAGTTCTGTACGACTACCTTGCTGATCTGCATTATATTGGGCGATGGTTGATTGCAAATCCTTGACCTGTGCAGATAGACTATTGACTGTGTTAGTCAAAGTTGTCTCCGTATCAACCACTCCTCGCTGGAACCATATGAAGGTAACTGCGTTCCCCACTAGGAAGATAATAACTTGGGCCCAGCCCATAAAGCCTCTAGCCGGCCCCGGTGTATGTATATTCATAGTTCTTTAACCTTTAGTACGGAATTAAGAATTAGCACAGTTAGCACACATTGCCGATTAGCGTTGATTGGTGAGCAACAACGTATACTCAAGAGCGTCAAGATTTGACGTAATGCTAGTGGTGCCGACTTGTTTGATAAGTTGAAAAACAACTCCCATCCCGACAGTCGATGCCGGGAATGATCCTGTATACGTACACTCCGAAACTTCGGCGGCATTCGTAGTGATGTTGCGCATGAACAATGTACAGCTTGTTCCGGCAACATTAAACACCAGCCGCACGCGATACCAGTTAGACGCAAGCATGGTAGTCGTGCCATTTTGCACAGTCTGATTAACGCCGCCGACACTGGCCCGCAAATTTGATGTTGCGTTAATAGAATCGTTGTAGATAAAAACAACAGCATCATTACCGGCTGATGTGGCTGCAGAGCTTTGGATTCCTGCGGTAATCTGATAGCGATCTGTGCCAGTCGATAATGCGGAGGGCATCTGGAAAATTATAATTACCTCTAACGTTCCACTCCCTAGAGCCAGCGACCCTGTGACAGTACCGCTCGTATCAGAAAAGGCCATACCGGCCTTAACAGCGCCGTTGGAACTTGCGCCCGTTGTCATCGGGATAACACCGATATGTCCTGCGACAATAACTCCCGCGCTGGCACCACCGCCATTGGCGGTGTTCACTACCGTATGCCCGCCAATCCAATTTACGGATGTCCCGCTTGCCGGAAACCAGTAAATCAAATCATCAGCTTCGTGATAGCCATACCGCAACGGCATGGCCGTATTGGCCCATATAGCCCCAAGTGTTTGCGTGCTGTCGGCAAATAGGGATTGGCCGTCTGTTCCGACTGGAATACGCGCATCGACGGTGCTGTGACCGAACAAATCACCCTTGGTCGTCAGTGGCGATGAGCCTCCCACCGCACTAATAACGCCGCCAGTCGCGGTGATGGTCGTGCCGTCAACTTTGACCAAGCCAAATTGTGAGCTGCTGGCCTTTTGCACAGCAGGCGCAGCGTCGCTACGCATGAAGGTAGAAGCAGAGCCATTGACGGCTGTATCACTAGCCGTAGCTGTTGGATTAGCTGCTGTAGGTGATGTAACCGTTTGCCAAGTAGCGTCTTCTCTCAGGAACTTGGTCGATCCGGCAACGGCACCGGGATCAGGAACTAATCCGGTAGCATGTGATGCCCCCGAAGCTACGAATACGGGGCAGCCTATAGCCGGAGTAGTACCGCCAGTCGAGGTTAGCGGGGCCGTTCCTGTAACAGCAGTTACTGTGCCAGAGCCCTTATTGTTGAAAGTTACCCAATCCGTATGGGATAGATAACCATCAACAAGGGATGTAGCTACGGGCATCCCAATGACTGGGGTAGTTCCCCCAGTAGAAGTTACCGGAGCTGTTGCTCCTACAGACGTAACTCCGCCACCCGCAGCCGCTACTGTGTTGATTAGCTTTTGCAGGTATATGCGTTGCTGTTCATCCTCCTGACCAAAGCGAGGCAACTTATAGGTAGTCACAAGTTACGTCCTCTAAGATTAGCGAACGATGTTACCCTTCTTGTGTCCGCCGCCAGCGCGCATGTACGGCCCAGAGCCCATAGCCTTAAGGTGACGTAGATTCTGAGCTAACGCCGAATTACCCATCAAGTCAGGCATAACCGGACCCGGCTGTGTACTAGCGTACGGGGACGGAACATAACTAGTTGAGCCATTCAAGGGCGTGGGCTGCATGTACCCATCACCATCCCCAAAGCCCGGAGGACCCGGTAAGAACTTCTTGGCTAGTGGCGACGCCGTGCTGCCGTCATTGAACTGTGGCATGTAGCTAGGTTGAGGTGTGCCGTTGTTAGGCGGAGGAGTTAAGGTAGGCGGGCCTTGCACCGGGAAAGGACTAATAGACGGACTACCGGAAGGAAGGCCACTACTGCCGCCACTTGCCGGGGGTGGCGGCCCTTGTGGGGCCATCGACTGGATATGCGGTGGCTGGAACTGCCCAGAACCAGTGGGCAGCCCAACTCCTTGCGGAGTGGGTGCCGAATAGTTCATTGGTATGTTCCACGTACTCGTATTCGGATTAAACGTTGGCGGGATATATCCGTACGGATTTCCCGAGTTACTATTAGATTGTTCCATAGACCTATCTCGATAATCGGATTCGGCTCCGCCGCGAAGTGAATAAAGTTTAGATTGATCGGTTCCGTAGGCTGACATATTAGAGCGCCTCAATCTGTTCTGGGGTAAGTTTAATGTACTTAGCTGTTAGGCTATTAAGCACTTGCATCTTGTGCAAGTAGTTCTGGATAGTAGCACGCTGTTTAACTGGATCATCCTTGAGTTCTTCAATAGCTTTTCCAATCACGCCACTAAAGTTCTGGTGAATATCAAGAGCCGGATTGAGCTTACTACCCAGTAGTACTCTCCCTGAAACGGAATCATCCAAGCCCCCAATACTTGAATCTCGCAGCATGGGTCCTTTCTGTACACCCTCAGCCTCGCCAAAGTCATACGCATTCTTCAAACTGCGCATAGCTTTGTACGATTCCTTAAAGCCGTTCTTGTAGGAAAGTTCCAAGGCTTTATCAGACAGGGCATCTGGAGATTTGAAGTCTTCAAGAGCTTGCTTGTGGGCATCTTTAAGTTGTTGATTGACACGAGCAGATGTACCAGCACCAGTCTCATCGACGAGCCCAGTATCTTTGCCAATTTCTTGGATACCCAAGCCCGCAGTCATCATAGCCTTGATAGCATTAGGTGCGTGGGACTCGGAAGCAATCTGGTAGTTGCGGAAAGCACCCGGCTTAATAAACTCCTCAAGAGCGATCAAACGATCTGCATTAGCGTTACTCAAATTGATATTAGCTTCCGCAAACTTGTTCTTAAGGGCATCTCGCTGTGCAAGGTATTGATCTGAAGTCTTAGTCTTTTCCCAGTAAGGGACCTTTCCTTCAATTAAGTTGACTGTGCGAGATACAGCGGCGTTATTAAAGAAGACGCCAGTCAGAGCTTCAAAAGCCGCGTGCGTTCTATCAGCCTTATTCACCGGGCCGTTAGGTCCGCCTTGCAGAGCATCTGTAAGCACGTGTACCGGCTGTGAGACCTGATAGTAGTATTCGTTACGATCTGCTGGGGTCCACAAGTACGTGTACTTAGACTTGGGATTGGACGGATCACTAAGTTCATCCACCCGCTGTCCTCGATAACGGCTTCCCTCTTCTTGGAGGAACTCTTGTTTCTTGTCGGTCGGAGAAAGTGTAGTGCTAGCAAGACCGGCAGCACCGACAGCAGCGTGAGCCAAACCATTGATAACTTTAGAGGCGTACAAAACATTCGCAGAAGTCATCAAACCTTGCTTGATACCGCCCAGCATCATAGGAACATCGCCAGTCTTAACCCCACGCTTAAAGTCTTGAGCCGCGTGCATCACACTGTAGATGCTATTGCGGATAGTTTCCACACCGTAGTTAAGGCCTTGCGATGCTCCCATACTTTCGAGGAAACGAGAACCAGTAGCTGTACGATGGTACGTCATAGTAACATCGTTAGTCCAATCGCTAGATTCACGAAGAATGTCATCGTGGTTAGGAACTGGGTTGCCTTTCTTAGATTGACGCTCGTAGTACTTCTGGAGCTTGTCACGACGAGCCAAACCAACAGCGATTTTGGCGTAAGCATCTGTAGCAGCTAGAATGTGGGTCGAGGCCTCTGGAACTTTAGCAGCCCAGTCCTTGATCTTCTTTAACGCCTTGTTGCCATCACTATCTACTTCAGTGAGTAGTTTCTCGAACGTACGTTTCTGTTGGTAAGTAAGACCTTCACCAAAAGCCGTGGATTCGACCAAACCCATCTTACGAGCATCGGCCAAGTCAGCCTGCGCCGCTTCTCCGAGAGTACGACGAACGGAGTCAAAGTTATGAGCAGCGTAGAGCTTAACGCCGCGCACAAAGTTCTTGCCGAAAGGAAGGACACCGCCATTCATCATAATGGAGGGGCCGCCCAATCCGTACATGACATAGTAGCCCGGATCGGATACGAGGCGCGCGATCTTAGTACCTCGCACTACCTTCTGCCACACGTTGACAACCTTGTTTGGCACGAAGCGATTGAGAGCACTGAGAGTTGTGTTAGCCCCCATGACGTCATCGAACGAGAAGTTTTGACGACCGATTCCGCCGAAGTGTTCTGATAGCATGTCCTTGACAGCAGGAGCTGTGTGCAACCCGCGCATACTGCCTGCACGAGCATTATCGATAGGAACTGAATGCGAACGTGTTTTATCTGGATTCAGCCAACCTTCACGGAGACCTTGCTCGCGAAGAGAATCCATACCCTTGAGATGTGCAGCAGTCTGGGCACGATCCGCAGCTGTGCGAATAGCTTCTGCACGTGAATCATTCAGAGGCTGGAAGTCTGCCGTCTTGTTCATGGGACCGAATTGATGCGGATTCTTTTGCAAATCCAACGCTTGCTTGGTGCTGCTAGCATCTCTGTTCGGATTACGAAGCATACGAGACACTACACCAGCTGTATCCTTCTTTAAGGGATTATGGTACCCGGCATCAATGATAGCTTTAGTAGCCGGGGCGTTATCTAAGGCTTTAGAGCTAGGGTCCTTAAGATACGCATCAATAGCTTCCGGCCCGATCTTCTCGGTCTTGGCCATACGATCTGCGTCTTTAATCGTATCTTGCACACGACGAATAGCCGCACTGGTAGCATTGACTGTCGTCTCACGAGGAGCACGAATAACCGCCGCTATGTGACGAGCACCGCCAACTATACGATTAATGGCTGTGCCGACACGAGTCGGGGCTTTGAATCTATCTTGAGTAGTTTCTTCGGCAGCCTTTTCCGGTGCCAGAGCTTGCTTGAGAGAAACTCCGCGATACTTATCCGATCCCGGACCCAGCGTCTTTTTCAGTTGCTGCTGATGATCGACCATTATATCGTATAGATTAGCCGAATGCCCTTGAGTGCGACCAAGCATTTTATCGAAAGTACGACCCACAGCTTCCCACAGATTCCGGGCTTTACCCAGAAAGTTTAGATCACCCGGTTTCCATCCAGTCTTGGGCAGATCATCCACCTTGATACTCTTCATTAAAGTACGAAGACCTTGATTAGAGCGCAGCTCGGCGTGGAATTCTACGGGATTCTTCAAGCCATAAATGAGGCGGCCAAATTCCTGTTTAGCGCCAACATCATTAACCAAGTCCCGCCCAGCCATGCGCTGCAAAGCAGCACGGCGAATAGAATCTCGGGCATTATCAAATACGCGAACAAAACGATCATACGCAGTCTGAGCTTCTGGATGCAGCCCATTTCTAGAACCTTCCACCAAAGCATGTGATATGACAGCATGATCACCCTCATGGAATAGGGTATCTATGTGTTGTACATCAGTTTCGGGTCTCAGGAAAACTGTTTGAGACTTACCGTCGTACCAAGCTTGCGGAGTAGATTCTGGATTAGACCTGCGGTTATTGGCTTCTACGTGTTCCGGAATGTTTTTATTGAACACTTTAACTGGAGCATCCAAACCGCCAAGATTCTTGCCTTGGTCTAAAGTATCCCGAGCCCAAGCAGCTTGTTCGGGGATACCGTTCTCGGATACGTGGTTAAGCACGTCCTTAACTGTGAGCTTGCCGTTGTTTAGTTTGCTGAGAAGATCGCGATTACCGCCAATGATATCTTGAATACGAGGATCAGCAGAAGACCAGTTCTTGGCTTTGAGTGCTGCAATCTGTGCCTCAGAAGCCATCTCCGGATTGTTTTCTTCGGCCCACTGTAGAGCCTGCTTAACTGCATCACTATCTTCTTTCGGAGCTTTAGTGGTCTCTTTAACCGGCTTAGCTACTTCTTCCTTGGCGCTACCACCGGTTAGCGGCAATTCATTTTGATTTTGGAATCCAAGTTCACCTTGAGTTGGTGCCGACTGTTCAACTGTTTCATTACGGCTAGGAGTAAACGTGCCATCAGTATCAACGCCAGCCGCACGCATGGCTTGACCAAGAGCCGTATCGCTAGAACGAGCAGCCGAAGATTTAGACACTTGCTGCTGGAGATAATCTCGTTGCAAGTAAGCTTCGTCTGTAGATGTACGGTTAGCCGTTTCTTTATTCAAGCCAGCTTGCGCTAACTGACGGGCACTTTCGGCCTCATCGGCTGGAACATCTCCGCCAAATAGATCACCAGCAACTGGAGTACCTTTATCCGTGACCGGACGCAGAGGCAATTCACCTTGCACTGGCGTATCGGAGAACGGCGTGACTGGGGCATCATCTACAGGAGTTAGACGTGGCTTGATTCCTTCCGAAATACCCGGAGAGATAAACGGTTTACCAATTTCCTTAGCCTTGAGGACCGGAATAAAAAGTTCGGCAGCGTTAGCTGCTGTTTCAGCAAGAGCGCCACGCTGGGCCGGAGGAAGATCAGCAACTGCATCGGCAAGCACCGGCTGTCCAACAAGCGTCATAATGTGCTTGAAAGCTTCCGGACTTTCGTAAGCCAACTGTCCATATTCGGAAGCAGCTTCTGAAGGCAGGCCTGCAACTTTCTGAAGGCCTCTACCAATGTCAGTAGTAGGTTCTGGAAATAATGGCTGTTGGAATTTATTTACCACACCAGCTGCTTCGGCTGCATCAGGCATAATGTCATTTACATTACCTGATTGAAGTGCTTTAAGCATCCGAACTGGAGGAGCTTGGCTTAGTAGTCCTGCACCACCACCTACAACCGCTTCGCCCAAAGACAGCGGGATATTAAGTGCTTGTTCACCAGCTTCAATGACAGCTTTGTTAGCGAGTGGAACTTGATCTCCTTGGCCAGTAAGCTGCTTGTACGCAGCATCCGCCAGAGCCACTGGGGGGTACGAAGCTAAGAGTCCGGGCTTAGTTTCAATACCATTAGTTTCCAAAGTAGCACGAGAAGACACATCATCAAAGCTATCTTTCCGAGCAGCTTGCTTCCACTCTGGTACAGAGTTGATAAAGGCATCCGGACCGTACTTAGCATACAGGCCTTCCAAAGCAGTTTTACGACGCTGAAAGTCTTTGTCAATAAGGTCCGGATTGGCTCCTTGCTTAGCCAGAGCCGTGTACTGATTAGCCAGATGATTGATTACATCATCAAAAGAAAAGTCAGTAGGAGACGCCGCCGGTAAAACCGTCGGAGTCGTATCATCGGTGAAGTCGCCCGGCTGTCCGAGCAAAGAATTGGCAGAGCTATCAGCCATCAGGTGTTAAAGTCCGAAGGACGTTGAGCGTAAGCTCATTGTCCGTAAGTTGGTAGACCGACAAGGGAGGGATCAACTGTCAAAGCAGAATTCACTTGGTCAGATATATTGGCACCGGCTTGTGGCTGCCCACCCAAAAGACCGCCGCCACTAGAGGCCGCAGACTTGTGTGTCTGTCCGCGCCAGTATTCAATACGTTCTTGGTATTTCTTGGCTAGGTCCGGATCACTCTGAATCATAAAGGTATCTTGTGGTGTACCGTAGAGCTTACCCTGAGCTTCGGGAAGACCACGTACATCTTGTAGAGCGCGTTTCTCAATCTCTGATTCCCCAAGAGCCGTACCGCCGCCACCACTAGGATTAGCCATCTGTTGGGCTAGACGTGCCTTGCGCTGTTCAGCAAGATCAGTCATTGCGCCCTTACGATAGTCAATCTCCGACTGTACATTTTGCGGCTTAAGCAGAGCTTCTTGAATCTGGGCATTCTGATACTCGGGTTTAGCCTCAGTTTCCGCTTTAGCCTGTTCTGCTTTGTTTTTGGCATTAGCAGTCGCATACTGTTGAGCTACCATATCCGCATTGACGCCTTGTGGATAGGTAGTCCTAGTATCATTAGGATCGTACTTGTTGGATGCAGTGACTACACCAAAAGGACCTACGTGGTATTCGTACGTCGGATATTGACGAGCTAACTCTAGCTTCTGTTTTTCCAAGTTAAGCTGCAGCTGGTTGGCCATCTTCATCTTGGCCATTTCCATTGTTAGCTCGTGGCCTTGAGGAGAGTTGCGAAGTAAAGAGGATTGTAGTCCTTTCACAAAAGAAGTGGGACCATCATCATCTGCGCTTTCTTGCAAACCAAAGGCAGAATCGAAATCCGGATTACGTTCCGTATCGACTGGCTGAGCTTTCTGAGCTAGAAGTTGTTCCCAAAGTGCCATAGCTTATTGACCCCCGGCCATCGGTTGCTGCTGCG